GAGTCGTACCAGAAGAGGAACCACTTTGTTCACTACCCATACATTCCCGGCTTTGGCTTCTATGCCTTCGGCCTTATTCACCTTATCGGTGCTTTTGCTAAGTCTGGTACTTCTATTATTCGTCAGCTTGTTGATGCTGGCACTCTATCGAACCTGCCAGGCGGTCTTAAGACTAAGGGGATGCGAGTCAAAGGGATGACACTCCAATTGCTCCCGGCGAGTTCAGAGATGTGGACGTTGCCGCCGGAACGATCAGAGACAATATTCTCCCGCTTCCGTACAAAGAGCCGAGCCAAGTCCTCCTTGGATTGATGAATCAGATCGTTGAGGAAGGCCGTCGTTTTGCAGCGGCGGCTGACCTCAAGATCGCAGACATGTCGGCCAACTCCCCAGTGGGAACCACGCTGGCTATTCTGGAGCGCACGCTCAAAGTCATGTCGGCAGTGCAGGCGCGTATCCACTACGCGATGAAGCAAGAGCTGAAACTGCTGAAAGACATCATTCGTGACTACACACCTGATGAGTATGACTATCAGCCGGTAGAGGGCACGCCCTCGTGCCGAAGAAGTCTGACTACGATCGAGGTAGATGTCATCCCAGTAAGCGATCCCAACTCGGCCACGATGGCACAGAAGGTTGTGCAGTATCAGGCTGTGATGCAGATGGCAGCAGGCAACCCGCAGATCTATGACATGGTTGAACTGAACCGCCAGATGCTGGAAGTGTTGGGTATCAAGAACATCGGCAAGCTCGTTCCCAGTGCGGAAGATCAGAAGCCGAAAGACCCCGTGATCAGAGAACATGAACATCCTGAACGGCAAACCCGTGAAGGCGTTCATCTATCAGGATCACGAGGCACACATCACGGTGCATATGAGCGCCATGCAAGATCCGAAGATTGCGCAGCTCATCGGCCAAAACCCGAAGGCGCAGATGATTCAGGCTGCAATGATGGCTCACATCAACGAGCACATCGCCTTCCAGTACCGCATGGAAATAGAGAAGCAGCTCGGCGTACCGCTCCCGGAGATGGACAAAGAACTTGCCGGAAGAGATGGAGGTCGAGGTATCTCGCATGATGGCCATGGCTGCGCAGAAGTTGTTGCAGAAGGATCAGGCAGAGGCTGCACAGAAGCAGGCACAGCAAGCGGCTCAAGACCCGCTCGTCCAGATGCAGCAGCAAGAACTGCAGCTCAAAGCGCAGGAAGTGGAGATCAAGAAGCAAAAGCTCGCGATGGACGCTGCGGCAAAAGCAGACCAGATCGAGATCGAGAAAGCCCGTATCGAAGCACAAGAGCGTATTGCTGGCGTACAGGCCGGTGTCAAAGCAGCGGCAGAGAAAGAGCGTTTGGATGCAGAGATGCGAGGTCAAAGGTGTGGAGATTGGCAGCAGGATCGCCAAAGACCGGATGGAGATGCTCCAGACCACAGCCAAAGCCAACCAAACCAAAAGGCTAATTTATGGACAAGACGCTTGAAGTACTCCTCAAACAGGTACGAGACAAGCGGATACAAATAGTAGAGGCTGTGTCCAACAACGCGGCCAAAGACTATTCTGAGTATCAAAAACTTTGTGGCGAGATTCGAGGCTCTATCACTGGCGGAGGGCTTTATCCTTGACCTCGCAAAACACATGGAGTTTTCTGATGAGTGAAATTGCCATCGCCAGACAAGACGGTGAGAGTTTCAACGCTGCCAGAAACAGCGGAGGAGAAAGCAAAGCAACTGCCGGAGCCGACTGGGTATCACATCCTGGTTGCGCTGCCGGAAATAGAAGACAAGTTTGACAGCGGGCTGGTCAAGGCGGACTCAACCATCCACTTTGAGCAAGTGCTGGCAACCGTGTTCTTTGTCATCAAGATGGGACCAGACTGCTACAAAGATGAAAAGCGGTTTCCAACGGCCCATGGTGCAAGGAAGGGGATTTCATTCTCGCCCGTCCTAACACCGGCACCCGCCTGAAGATCCATGGTCGAGAGTTCAGGCTCATCAACGACGATGTGGTTGAGGCTGTGGTCCAAGACCCTCGCGGCATTAGCCGGGCTTAACAAAGGAGAAACAAATGGCACAGATGGAAATGGAAGAGTTTGAGTTCCCGGACGAGAAGGAGGCAAAAGCCAAGCCTGCTGAGTCCGAGGAGTTTGAGTTTGAGATAGAGGACGACACGCCGCCGGAGGATCGTGGCCGTGAGCCGATGCCCAAGGAGATGGTCGAGGAGCTGGAAAACGACGAGCTTGAGGACTACTCGGAGAACGTCAAAACCCGCCTGAAGCAGATGAAGAAGGTGTGGCACGACGAGCGCCGGGAGAAGGAGCAGGCGCTACGTGAGCAGCAGGAGGCTCTGGACTATGCCCAGCGACTGATCGCAGGAAAACCAGGCGCTGAAAGGCCGGCTGACTCAGGGTGAGCAGGTCTATGTAGAGACCGCCAAGACCGCGGCCGAGCTAGAACTTGATGCGGCCAAGAAGGAGTACAAGGACGCCTATGATCATAGGCGACTCTGACTCATTGCTGGCGGCACAGGAGAAACTGAACGATGCGCAGTTCAAGCTGCAGCAGGTTCAGGATTTTGTTCCGTCTAGACAACGAGGCAGAAGTTGAGGTACAACCCCAGCAAACTCCAGTGTCTCGTCCTGACCAGAGGGCAGTTGCGTGGCAAGAGCGCAACGAATGGTTCGGTAAGGACGAGGAAATGACCAGCTTCGCTCTGGGTTTACATCAGAAGCTGGTCGCTCAGTACGGGACTTCATACCCCTCGACTGATGAATACTGGAAGAAGGTCGATGACACCATGCGTCGTCGATTCCCAGAGTATTTTGAAGAACGGGAGACGGCCCCCGCGCAGGACACAAAAACCCAGCGCGAGAAAGCACCCCCTGTCGTAGCTCCAGCAACACGTAGCACTGGTTCCAAAAAAATCAAGGTTACGCAGTCGGCAGTGAACGCGGCCAAAAAATTGGGCGTTCCACTGGAGATGTACGTACAGGAAATGATGAAATTGGAGGGTAGATAAATGGCTGAAAACCGTACACCACGTAATATCGAAACTCGTACCCAAGCGGAGCGTCCCAAGCAGTGGATGCCTCCGGAGCTTCTGCCAGAACCAGATAAGCAACCGGGTTACAAGTATCGTTGGATGCGCGTCACTCTTCAGGGTGAAACCGACGCTCGCAACATATCAATGAAGTTTCGAGAAGGTTGGGAGCCAGTGAAGATTGAGGAGCAGCCTCAGTATCAACTGCTAGTCAATGGCGAAGGCAGATGGAAAGACTGCGTTCAAATTGGCGATGTGTTGTTGGTCAAGACACCTGAAGAGCTGGCCGAGCAGCGGAATGATTACTATCTGAAGCAATCGGAGCAGCAAATCAAGGCAGTGGACAACAACCTTATGCGGCAAAATGACCCACGTATGCCGCTATCTTCAAAGAGTCGAGTTCATCGACTTCGCGAGGAAATGGCAGCTAACTTTTTGGAGTTATAAATGGCTTATCCTACTGTATCGAAGCCTTACGGGCTTCAGCCGATCAATCTGATCGGCGGTCAGGTGTACGCCGGTTCGACTCGTCTGTTCCGTATCGCTAGCTAGCTACGGCACCAGCATCTTCTACGGCGATGTGGTCAAGATCAACTCTGATGGCACTATCGTCAAAGATACTGGTACGACGACCGCGACCCCGGTTGGCATCTTCATGGGTTGCACCTACACGAACCCGTCCACTCAGCCAAAAGCTGAACTACCAGTACGTACACTGGCAAGCACCAACTGCCCAAGACATCCAGGCGTACGTGGTTGACGATCCCGATGTTCTGTTCAAGGTTGCAGCAGTTTCGTCCGGCACTACTGTGGCTTTCTACAGCTCGCAGCAGATCGGCCTGAACGCAGCTCTGGTGCAGAACAACGGTAACGAGCACCACTGGTGATTCGCAAGTTGCAATCGATGGCACTTCGTTTGCCACCACTGCATCTCTGCCTATCCGCGTTGTTGACATTGTTCCTGATACTTCAAATAGCGCTAACGGCTATTGCGAGTTCATTTGCAAATTCAACGCACCCTACATGGTTTCCACGCTTCACTAGCCCAGCGCAACACCGTGGCGACTCGTGGTGACTGGCGGCCATGCGTATCTGAACCCGACTGGTGTTTAAGGAGTAAGACATGGCTATTTCACGCGCACAACTACTGAAAGAGCTGCTGCCTGGCCTGAACGCACTGTTCGGCATGGAGTACGCTCGCTACGGCGAAGAGCACAAGGAGATCTACGAAACCGAGACCTCCGAGCGTTCGTTCGAAGAAGAGACCAAGCTGTCTGGCTTCTAGCGCAGCGCCGGTCAAGAACGAAGGTTCGGCAATTCGCTACGACAACGGCCAAGAAGCTTGGACCGCTCGCTACAACCACGAAACCATTGCTCTGGGTTTCTCGCTGACCGAAGAGGCCATCGAGGACAACCTGTATGACAGCCTGTCTGGCCGTTATACCAAGGCTCTGGCTCGTGCCATGGCGTACACCAAGCAAGTCAAGGCTGCTGCTGTTCTGAACAACGGCTTCTCGTCCAGCTACCCCGGTGGCGACGGCGTGGCTCTGTTCAGCACTGCGCACCCGCTGGTGTCTGGTGGCACCAACAGCAACACCCCGACGACCCAGGTTGACCTGTCTGAAACCGCGTTGGAAAACGCAGTCATTCAGATCGCAGGTTGGACTGACGAACGTGGTCTGCTGATCGCCGCTAAGCCCCGCAAGCTGATCGTCCCGCCGGCACTGCAATTCGTTGCAACCCGCCTGCTGGAAACTCAGCTCCGTCCAGGCACCAATGACAACGACGTCAACGCCATCGTCAACAACGGTTCGATTCCGGAAGGCTATACGATCAACCACTTCCTGACCGACAACGAACGGCTGGTATCTCACCACCGATGTACCGAACGGCATGAAGCACTTTGTTCGTATCCCGCTCCAGAATTCAATGGACGGGGATTTCGACACAGGGAATGTGCGTTACAAAGCACGTGAGCGTTACAGCTTTGGCTGGTCGGATCCGCTCGGCATGTTTGCATGTCAAGGCGCATGACCTAGTATTTATGCGGTATCTCAAGGGGGCTTCGGCCCCCTTGTTTTATTTCCAGAGTCCATGTATCATTACTCGTGTCATATAACAGGAGAGTGATATGGACTACAGCAGCTACCCTACAGATCGCGCGACTGCTAAAGCGTACGGGTGCTCAGTATTACTTCACCGGCAAGCCATGCATTCGCGGCCACATAACTCTGCGAAAAACCAAGGGTTCGTGCGTGGATTGCATGAAGGAAGACTGGGAGATAGACAACAAGAAGCGCAGCGAGAAGCCCAAGTCGGAAGCATCCAGAGCCGCTGGTCAGCAGGTATTACGAGAAGAACAAAGAGACTGGTCAAGGCTAGGGCAAACGCTAGGCCAAAAGATGAGGTCAACAAGTACAAGCAAAAATACAAACAGACAAATCCAGATCTGTAGTACAAGCCATGACTAGCGTTCGCAAGCGCCGGCATCGCAACGCCACGCCTAAGTGGGTAACTAAAGAAGAAAAGTTGGCTATCAGAAAACTGTACCTGAAGGCCATGGAGCTAACCAAGCTGACCGGCGTGAGATATGTGGTGGATCATGACTACCCGCTGCATGGCGAAACCATCTGCGGTTTGCATGTTTTGAAGAACTTGACAGATCATGACTCAGGAGGAAAATTTGAAGAAAGTCAAACAAGCTGCTTGAGTCATAGAATTCCCCTTGCATTCCCTCTCGGCTCATAGTATAAGGCTATGAATCCGGGAGTTCCCGGTGCGCTCGAACGGTCCCGGCCGACTTTCATGCAGATCGACGCACCTAACCGCATGAAGGGAAAATCTAATGGCAGTTTCTACTACCCAAAGTATTTGGCGTTCGGGTGGCGGTGATAACACCCGCCAAGCCTATTGCGGCACCGGCGTCATGGCAGCAGGTTTCTATGTTGCTAACGCAGCAGTGCTCTGGCAACGTTGTAGTTGCTTCTGGCTCAGACTGCTGAACTTATTCTTCCAGCAAACGCTGTTGTCACGCAGGTGATGATCACCGACGGCCTTGACTTCGGCACGATGAACGTCGGCTATGTGACGGTTGACGGCGCTACTAACAACACCTCGTACCTATGCAAACGGCTGCATCGGCTGTCGGCTGACTGTCAGCCCTGGCTCGACTGGCAGCGGCGCGGGTCTCGGTACTGGTGATGAGCGCGACGAAGAACGTCACAGTCACTACCGAGAGCACAGAGTTCGGCTGCTGGCAACGTTGGCGGCTATCATCTACCTACTACGTCACTGATCCCCTGTTTGGTCAGCAGAACAACTAATAGGGGGCCGGCATGGCTCATGCAAACAGACGTTCAGGCCAGAGCTAATGGCCCTGCTGACGCGCACTGATGCTTCTGAAGGCCGCACTCGCGTGAAGGGCATGATCATTGCGCTGACATCGAGTGCTGGCAACGTTACTATCATGGACGGCGGATCGAACGTAGTTCTCTGTTCAGCACCGGTGGCCAACGGCGAGGCATGTCGACTGCTTAGCATTCCTGCGTGAGGGCGTGTTGTGCTCGTCAAACGTGACCGTGACTGTGCAGTGTTGGTGCAAACTCGGTGACGGTGTTCTATGGCTAAGAAGACTCCATCCCTTGCGATCGGCCGTGGTGAGAAGCTGCCCGTTTCAAGGGTGCGGGTCTTGACCGCCAAGGGTCGGGCTAAGTACAACACGGCGACCGGGCAGCCGAATCTCAAGGCTCCGCAGCCGGAAGGTGGCGCGCGCAAGAGGTCATTCTGCGCCCGGATGTCTGGGATGCCAGAGCTCCTATGAAAGATGAGAAAGGCCGCCCAACGAGGAAAGCGGCGTCTTTGAAAAGGTGGAAGTGTTGATCGTGGATATCAATCTTGTCTGGAATGGCGCTTTGTCGCTGTTTGTGGGCTTGTTTGCGTATATCGCCCATGAAAAATTCTCAGAGCTGGCTCGTATCACGATCCTGTTGAACAGGACTCGTGAGGAGATTGCGCGGGATAACGTGACCAAAGCAGAGGTTGATCGTATTACTGACCATATCGATCAGCGGTTCAATCAGGCTTGAGTCCAAGCTTGACCAGCTGATCGAATCTAACAGGAAGATCATATGAGAAGCGCAAAGTCAAACGGTTTGCAGAAGGCAAGGAAGTGGAAATTGAAGAGCGTTCGACTAAAAGTCCTCGCTTGATTGCTGAAGAAAAGGCAAAGGCACCGGAAGATTATGCTGGCCTTGGTGGCCGCATGAAACCCACTCCTGCCGCTTCTCCTTTTGCCGGTCCTCGTGAGTACATTACAGAGTCCAAGAAACTGAGGTAGAGGAATCCGAGCCGAGCTATGTCAGAAGGCATCGCTGCTGGCAAAGGTGCTCGCAACCTTACGCTTGAAGAGTCCAGAAACAACCAAGGCTCAGCCCTGTAGCCAAGAAGAAACCTGTGGTGAAGAAAGCTTCTATATGAGGACACTGGCGCAAAGATTAGCAGTCAGTCGACTTTGAGTCCAGACTGAGCCTGCTGGACGAGCGCCGCTAAGACTGCCGATGACTTCGTGCTAACAAGACCAGCTGCTGGCAAGTCACTGTCAGCAAGATTCCAAAGAATACTTGCCTGACTCCTGAGCGTCTTGAGTCTTCGCGCAAGTCTACTACAGTGACTTTGAAGTCGCAAGCCTGTACGTAGCGCAGAAGACATTCGTGCGGCTCGTAGCATGATAGCTTCAGGTGGCAAAGCTTCCAGCGCATCTAGCCGTGCTGATGGCATTGCCACACGCGGCAAAACTCGTGGGAGGATCTGCTAATGGCTGATAAAGACCCAACTCGACGGTATGCAACCTATGGATGATTATTTAAGGTGCCATGTAACAGAAAAACGCGATGAATCGCAAAAAAGCTTTAGATACTATGACGACTAGGAATAGGCAATTAGGCGCTGTAGGTGCTATACCGAATTGGTATTGCAGAAAACATGTCCTGATGCAACAAGATTAACAAAAGAATACAAGCAGCACGGAAAAGTCAGGCATGGAATCCTCTGAGGTTGAAAATGCAAGCAAAGACCGGCGCGTAAAGAGAAGCAGCTACGAAGCGCTATGAAAAGTCAAAGTATGGCATGAAAAAAGGCGGCAAGGTTTCTTCTGCTTCTTCTCGCGCAGATGGCTGCGCACAACGCGGCAAAACCAGAGGGAAGATGGTATGAGAAAGCGCAAAAAGTTTGCTGATGGCGGTGTGACTGGCCAAACCCAGCAGCCTACCTATCCTTTCTACGGCAATCAGCCGCAAGCTGGTGGCCAGAACGGCGGCATGAATCAGACCTTCAACATGCAGCCACAGGCTATGGCAGGCCCGAACGATCAGATGGGTCAGAACCAGCGGTTCAAGAAGGGCGGCCAAGTCAAGGTCAAGAAGGTGATGGAAGAGTTTAAGGCTGGCAAGCTGAAGTCCTCATCTGGCCAGAAGGTAACTAACCCCAAGCAGGCGATTGCCATCGGGCTGTCGGAGGCTGGGATGTCCAAGAAGAAAGGTGGCGGTATGGCTGAGTCCAAGAACAATGGTTGAAGAAAGAAGTGTCCTTCATGAAGAAGAAGGGCGCTCCCAAGTCGATGATCAAACACGAGGAGGCTGAGATGAAAGCAATGAAAAACGGTGGCTATGCCAAGAAGGCGGCATATGGCTGCATCAAAGATGGGTGCGGTTAAGACAGCTGCTCCGAGTCGTGATGGCGTTGCCACCAAAGGCAAAACCAAAGGCACGATGATCAAGATGGCCGGCAACAAAGGCATGAAGCACGGCGGCAAGTGCTGATATGAGGCCATCACGCGGCATGGGTGATATCAGCTCCAAGCAAGATGCCAAAGGCTAAGACGAAGCCACGCCGGGACAATACCGACTTCACCGAGTACAAGAAGGGTGGGAAGGTAAAACCGGTGTGGGAGAAGCCGCGTCCTAAACAGCTGGGCAAACCGTCGGTTCTGTCTGCTGTGAAGAAGGCTGCGGCAAAGTCTAGGGCGAAAGGCTGCTGGCCGGCCTTATCCCAACGCTGGTGGATAATATATGGGCAGCTAGGAGAAAGTGATGGCAGAGAAATGGATCCAGTCCGCAATCAAGGAAAAGGGGGCGCTACGTTCTGCGCTCGGTGCAAAAAAGGAAAGAACATCCCGGCAGGGAAACTAGCTGCTGCTGCAAAAAAGCCCGGAAAGATGGGCCAACGAGCGCGACTAGCGGAAACATTAGGTAAGCTTCGTAAAAAATGAACTACCAAAAACTATATGATCAACTCATTGAACGCGCTAAGTTGCGCGTTTTGGATGGGTATTGTGAAAAACATCATATAGTTCCAAAATCGTTGGGCGGTAGTAACAATAAAGAAAATATAGTTTCCTTAACTGCAAGGGAACATTTTTTGGCGCATTGGTTACTTTTCAAAATTTATCAATGCCCAGCAATGGCCAAAGCTTTTAGGTTGATGCTTGATCATCAAAAAAGCGGAAAAGCAAAGATTACGAACAGGCAAAACGTGTTTATGCTTTGTCTATGGTTGGAAGCGCAAATGTATCAAAGCGCCCAGAAGTAATAGCCAAACTTAAGAAAAATTTTGTTTCTGCTTTTGCTGGGAAAAAACGGCCTGATCATTCTTTGTTTTTGAAAATTCTGGAATTTTTGCTGGTAAAAATAACCCAATGTATGGCAAAGGACATTTGCAAAAAGGTTCTGCCAATCACATGGCTCGCAAAGTTCAAGGAACACACGAAGTGCATGGAGTTATGTTTTGGGACACGGCAAAATCAGCTTCTGAGCATATCGGCGTCAGTGTTCAAGCTATAGTTCAAGCAATAAAGAAAAATCACCGATCCAAGTTGTGGAATTTGGAGTATGTGTCATGACCGGGTACACCACTTCTACTACATCGTTTAATCCAACGCTTAACGAAATTATTGAAGAAGCGTTTGAAAGATGCGGCCTTGAACTTAGGTCTGGATATGATTTTAGAACTGCGCGACGAAGCCTTAATCTGTTGATAACAGATTGGAGCAATCGCGGCATTAACCTGTGGACGATTGAGCAGGGCACGATCCCGCTGGTGCAGGGCACGATTACCTATGATCTCCCCAGCGACACGGTTGACCTGCTGGAGCATGTGATTAGGACATATCCCAATTCTCAGGCTAACCAGACGGACATCAACATCAACCGTATCTCGGTCAGCACGTACGCCACGATCCCGAACAAGCTTACGCAAGGCCGGCCGATTCAGGTCTGGGTAAACCGCCGTAGCGGGCAGACATCGGACGCGGTGGGTGCGACTGAGCAGTATCCGCAGATCAACGTGTGGCCATCGCCTGACCAAGGCACGGCAGAGACTCCGTACTACTACTTCGTGTACTGGCGTCTGCGCCGGATGGTCGATGCTGGCAACGGCGTGAACGTGGAAGATATTCCATTCCGTTTCATCGAGCCGATGATTGCTGGTCTGTCATACCGGCTGGCCATGAAGCTGCCGGGCGGTCTGGAGCGGTTACAGTTTTGAAGCAGCAGTACGATGAGGCGTGGGAAATGGCGGCAGGCGAGGACCGTGAGAAAGCTCCGGATCGTCTGGTGCCACGGATGATTACGTACAGGTGATCCATGCCAAGTAAGTACGCAAGTGGCAAAAATTCCATCTCTGAGTGTGACCGCTGCGGTTTCCGGTACATGCTCAAGGTGCTGAAGACACTGACGATCAAGACCAAGAACGTCAAGATCAAGGTGTGCCCTACTTGCTGGGAGCCGGATCAGCCGCAGTTGTCACTTGGTCTTTACCCGGTGAACGACGCGCAAGCTGTACGGGAGCCGAGGCCGGATAAGTCGTACTGGCAGTCTGGTTTCAGCGGCGTGCAGACGGCGTTCAACTCTGGGCCGGCGATATCGCAGGACGGATATCCCAGTGAGGGTAGCCGGATCGTGCAGTGGGGCTGGGCACCGGTGGGTGGGGCAAGAGCAAATGATTATGGGCTGACGCCGAACAACCTGGTGGCGCAGACTACGGTAGCAAATGTGACCATAAACTAGGAGTGACAGATGGACAAGAAACAGGTCAAGAAGATCGCTGATCAAGAGGTCAAAGCCCATGAAAAGCGTATGCACAAAGGCATGAAAAAAGGTGGCGTAACCACGGCCGATCTGAAAAAATACGGTCGTAACGAGGCGCGTATCCACAACCAGAAGACTAAGTGAGGCTGAGATGGCTAAGAAAAACATCCTGCCGGCTTCGTCCTACGCCAAACCGCACACCATGAGCGGCAAGACCGTAGAGGCCAAGCTGAAGAAGATGGCTGATCCTAACAAGATGCCAGTGGACAAGCTTGGTCCTAACACTGCTGTGCAGCGCGTGTCTGCTGGTGATCCTGGGCGTGAGGACGTCAAGACAGACCGGCATCAAGATCCGTGGCACTGGCGCAGCTACCAAGGGCGTGATGGCTAGGGGACCGATGGCATGACGTACACGGAGTTGGTCGCGGCGATTCAGTCGTACACGGAGAACTACGAGCAGGAGTTTGTCTCGTATATCCCGACGTTCATTCGTCAGACTGAGACTCGCGTCTACAACACCGTTCAGATCCCTGCCCTCCGTCGCAACCAGACCGGCACCTTGACCTGCAAGCAACAAGTATCTGTCAGCGCCCGGCGACTTCCTGTCGGTGTACTCGATGGCCGTTATCCAGAACTACGGCACTGTCGAATGAGACCTACACGTACCTGCTGGACAAAGATGTGAACTACATCCGTGAGGCGTATCCGACGCCAGCTGACACAAGGACTTCCTGCTGTACTACGCTATCTTTGGCCCGTCGGTCAGCAGCAACGTGGTCAGCGATGAACTGACGTTTATCCTTGGCCCTACGCCCGATGCCGACTACAAGGTTGAGCTGCACTACTACTATTACCCAGAATCGATCTGTGACTGCTCCTGATGGCCGTACGTGGCTGGGCGACAACTTTGATCCGATTCTGCTGTATGGCTCACTGCGCGAAGCATATCTGTACATGAAGGGCGAGCAGGATTTGATCGCCAACGTCGAAGCGAAGTACGCCGAGGCTATGGGACAACTGAAACGTCTGGGCGATGGACTGGAGCGTCAGGACGCATACCGCAGCGGTCAGACTAGGGTGAGGGTCACATGACGATCTACCAAGGTCTGACCACAAGCTTCAAAGTAGACATCTTGAATGGCCGGCAGAACATTGCATCGGACACGTTGAAGATGTCGCTGTATGACGGTTATGCCGAGCTGGATGAAAACACCACGGCGTACACGACGACGAACGAGATTAGCGGTACTGGTTATACGGCTGGTGGAAACAACTTGTCCAACGTGACAATTCAGTCCACCAGCAATGGCATTGTGTATGTTAGCTTTGACAATGTTGTCTGGAATCCGGCAGAGTTTACGGTGAGAGGCGCGTTGATTTACAACTACAGCAAGAGCAATGCTTCTGTAGCCACGCTGGATTTTGGTGGTGACAAGACGCAGGCTGGTAATGGAACTTTTACTGTAACTTTACCCCCTGATACGGCGTCGAGTGCGCTGATTCGCATTAACTAAGGAGTCATCATGACTATTGAAAAATCCAAATCTAGCGAAACCGTTGCTGGCGCAGTGGAGCGCAAGACTGGTTTTGTTGAGGGTATGTCGGCAGGCGGTGTGTTTACCGTTACCTGCTATAGCAGCGACGGTGAGCAAAAGTGGGTAGATATTGCTCCCAACCTGGTGGTCAACACCGGCCTGCAAGACATGAACAGCAAGTACTTTACCGGCAGCGCGTACACCGCTGCTTGGTATATCGGTCTGGTCAATGGCACTTCTGCCAGCACCACGTTCTCCGGCGGCGATACTCTGGCATCTCATGCAGGCTGGACAGAGAACTCAAGCTACACCGGCAACCGCAAGGCTGTGACCTTTGGTTCGGCCACGCTGGCAGATCCATCCAATATCAACAACGCATCGTCCACAGCATCGTTCACCATGAACGCCAACGCCACCATTGCTGGCGCGTTCGTGGCTAACGTAGCATCTGGCACTATCTGGCCTGCTGTTCTCGGCAGCAGACTTCCAGTCGCCCGGTGATCGTACCGTTGTCAGCGGCGACGTGCTGAACATCACCTACTCTTTCAACCTGGATGCGACCTAATAGGAGTCAAGCATGTATAAGATTGGTGATGTAGTACGCCTGAACCGTCCTGTCCCGCAAGGCCCTGTGGCTAAAATGCGGATGGACGAAGACGGCACTATTTGGTACTTAGTATCGTGGACAGGCGATGATGGTCTGTCCCATGAGCGTTGGTTTACTGGTGATGATCTGGTGGCTGCGGAGTAATGTGTGGCAATTGTCGATGGCGGCTATAGCAGTGGTACATGGGGAGAGGCCGGCTGGGGATGCTCAGTCTACTACCCCATCATTGCGTATGGCGGTTGGAGCACTGGCACGTGGGGTCAAAATGGCTGGGGTTTTGGAGCAGGGTTCCTGTCCATATCTGATCAGACAAACGTAGCGGCCAATGCTCCGATACTTGCGACATTCTCTGACACTGTAAATGTCAGTGACACTTATGACGCAGCGCCATTGTTGGTTGGTTCGATTGCGGAAACAGTAACAACAGCAGATACTGTAGCTTCAGGAATAGTGCTTGGTTCTAGTATTTCTGAAACTGCAAATGCAAGTGAAACAGTAACATCGCTCTTTATTATTTCTGGATCAGTAAGCGAGACAGTAAACGCGGCAGACGTATTTGCTACACAGATCAACGTGTTCTCCTCAATTGAGGAAAACACGCAGGCGAGCGAAACGGTCAGCATGTACGTCACGTTCCCTGCAAGCATTACTGAAACCGCAAATGTTTCTGAAACAGTTGTTGCTGGCTTGGCTTATAGCAGCAACGTGTCGGAGACAGTAAATACGCAAGATTTGATTACCAGTGCGTTTGGCATTTCAGGCACGGTGTCTGAAACTGTGGTGATGTCAGACAGTGCAAATGTAACAAGGATTACCGAAGCGCAGATTACTGAGGATGTGGTTGCTCAAGATGTTGATTCCGCTCTGGCAGTATTCCTGTCTTCCATAGCTGAATCTTTGAATGCAGCAGATGGTGATGAAGCGGCAACAACGGGCGACATCATAGCAAGAGAAACGGTTGGAATATCGGACAAGGTAAGCGCAAGATATTTGTGGGAACCGATTAACACAGGAAACACTACGACCTGGAATCTAATAGATACCACCATGTAAGGAAAGATTATGGCAAGTACATATTCCCAGTTAAAGATTGAGCTGATCGGCACTGGCGACCAATCAGGTACGTGGGGCGCGACTACCAACACCAACCTTGGCACTGCCATACAAGAAGCTATTACAGGTAATGCTACGGTTACGTTTGCTAGCGCTAACGCGGCGATTGCTCTGACAGACACTAACGCCACGCAGACCGCACGTAACTTGCGGCTAAATCTGTCGGGCACCATTAGCACAAGCTCAGTACCTGTTTGTACCTGCTATCACCAAGCAATACATTGTTAATAACGGCCTGACTTTTCCGGTCATTATTGCTAACGGAACAAACTCAGGTGCTACTGGCACGACGTTTACGTTGCCTGCTGGACGCAGTTCTATTGTGTTTAACGACGGTACTAACATCAACGATGTTGTGACATTTGTTTCATCGTTAGCAAACGTGTCGATAAATCAAGGCACGGCAAACGGTATTGTTATCAGCAACGTCAGCATCATCAGCGGCAACGCAAATAACATTACGTCTAACGCATCCACGTTTACAAACGCCACTATTACAACGGCGACAGTCAATGGCGGTACGGCTAACGGTGTAACGGAAAGCAACGTCACCATCATCAGCGGTACTGTTGGCAACACTACTATCAACGGATATACCGAAGCCGTAACGACCGGGTACGTAAATACAGGTAGTGCATACACTATCAACATTGCCAACAGCACAATTATCACGGCAAACCTGTCGGCTACCTGCACATTTACGATGCCTGCAAACACCGCTGGTAAGTCGTTTATCCTGTTCCTTAAAACTGGTGCAGGAACAAACACCGCCACGTTTACTGGTGTTAAGTGGGTCAGCAATACAGCGCCGACGATTACGGCTACCGCAAACCGCATGGATATTTTGACGTTTACGGCTGACGGGACTAACTGGTACGGCAACTATGCTCAAGGCTTCAATCCGAACTGAGGATAAGTAATGTTTGCTTATACGAAAATAATGCAAGCGATGACGGCTGCTAGTAGCGGCTATACCGTCGTCCAAACATTTACCGCATCTGGCACTTGGACTGCTCCTACTGGCGTTACTAGAGTTGACTATTTGGTTGTGGCTGGCGGTGGTGGGGGTGGTTTTGATGTTGGTGGTGGTGGCGGTGCTGGCGGCTTTCTTACTGGCACTGGGTTAAGTGTTACTGCTGGTACAGATTATACGATTACCGTCGGCGCTGGAGGCGCGGGAGACACAGCGTCTGGTGGAACTGGAACAAACGGTAGCAATTCGGCATTTTCTACTATCACATCAGCAGGGGGTGGTGGCGGTGGAACTTTAGGTTCAAGTGGTGCTGCCGGAGGTTCTGGCGGTGGTGGTGCTGGTGCTGGCACAGCAACTAGCGGAGGTGCTGGAAATACACCATCAACTCCTGTCTCACAAGGAAATAACGGCGGCGCAAATGCCGGAGGTTCTAATTATGGCGCTGGTGGCGGCGGCGGCGCTGGAGCAACTGGAAATAATAGCTCCACTATAGTTGCTGGTAATGGCGGCGCTGGAACTGCATCAACAATCAGCGGTTCCTCGGTAACTTATGCCGGAGGTGGCGGCGGCGGCGCTGTTGGCACGGCTGGTGGCACTGCTGGTACTGGAGGCTCTGGCGGCGGTGGCAATGGTTCTGCGCCTTCATCTTCAGCCGGAAGCAATGGCACTGCAAATACAGGTGGTGGCGCTGGTGGAGGTGCTAACTCTGGCGCTGGTGGAACGGGCGGTTCCGGCATCGTTATCCTGAAATATACCGTCGCATCGCAGACTGTATTTACGTTTAAATCATCGACTAAGTGGGTTGCTCCTACTGGTGTGACTAGTGTGGATTACCTTGTCGTGGCTGGTGGTGGTGGTGGTGGTTCTCTGCGCGGTGGTGGTGGAGGCGCAGGTGGATTTCGTACTGGAACGAGTTTCTCTGTAACAGCTGGAACTGAATATGCGATAACTGTTGGCGGTGGTGGGACAGGTTCAACATCTTTTACAGTAAAAGGAGCAAGTGGCTCTAATTCTGTATTCAGCACAATTACCTCCGCTGGAGGTGGTGGCGCCGGTTCTGTAGATAATAAAAATGGCGACAATGGAGGTTCTGGTGGCGGCGGCGCTGGAGAAGATACTGCTTCTGGCACTGGAGGAACTGGCAATACACCAAGCACCACCCCATCACAAGGAAGCAATGGAGGCGCTGGAGTAACTGGCGGTTTATCAACTTCTGGTGCTGGTGGTGGAGGTGGCGGTGCATCTGCGGCAGGTACTGCGGCAAGCGCACCAAGAACATCAGGCAATGGTGGCGCAGGTACGGCTTCCAGTATTTCCGGTAGCAGCCAGACTTATAGCGGTGGCGGTGGCGGCGGTACGTTTTCACCGGGAACTGCTGGAAATGGTGGCGCAGGCGGTGGAGCAAATGGTTCACTTGGAAGTGCGCCTTCAGCTACAGCAAACACAGGTGGCGGTGGTGGGGGCGGGGAGGCAATTCTCCGTCTTATGGCGGCGCAGGCGGTCTCCGGCATCGTCATCATCAAGATCAATCAATAAGGATAACAATGGACACTAAGGTTTATCGGTATTTAGGGATAGATGTTGCTATGGAACTACTTCGCCCCGGTGCGAAGTGGGAGATTAGCAACAATATGTTTACTCGTTGGGAAGATTCACGTCCATGCCCATCTATTGATGAGGTGTATTGGGTCATGGATAAGATCAAAGAGTTCGAGGACAGCATCCCTACCGTATGGACTGACGAGCAATTGAAAGAGATGAAAGTTAAGAAAGAGGAATTTGAAAGGGCTGTAGCATGAATATGCACAACCTATTTCCTATTCCTATCGGTATGTTTGACTTAGATCGTGAACTTACTGATGAAGAATTATTGTTTGTTCGTGGTCAGGAAACTAGGCCAAATGAAGGCAATACAACTAGTGTTAATAATTTTGTATTACGCGACATGACTTCACTACGGGATTGGATTGAAGGTTGCGTTGCAGAATACTTTAAGGCTACCAGCGATCCTAAGCATGATGTTCATTTAAGAATAACTCAGAGCTGGTTTAATTATTCAGAACAAGGCCAATGGCATCATAAACACGCTCATCCTAATAGTTTTGTATCTGGTGTTTTTATTTCAATACAAATCCTGACGACAAGATTTATTTCTATCGTTCTGGATGGCAACAGATTAAATTCCCGCCTGAGTCATGGAATCCGTATAACTCTGAAACATGGTGGTTTGAGGCAATTAAAGGAAGATTGATATTGTTTCCTTCATCGCTGGAGCATAACGTGCCGACGGTGCAAGGTGATGACGTGCGAATTAGCATGAGTTTTAATACATTCCCGGTCGGTGTTGTTGGGGATGAGATGTCACTTACAGGTTTGAAACTGGAGGCTTAATATGGCGCACTTTGCCAAGCTTGATGAAAATAACATCGTGACTCAGGTTATCGTAGTAGATAACAAAGACACAGCAGATGCGTCTGGCGTTGAAAAAGAACACATCGGTGCGGCTTTCTGTGAGCGCCTGCTGGGTGGTCGCTGGGTGCAAACCAGCTACAACGGCAACAAGCGCAAGAACTACGCCGGTCAAGGTTACATCTTTGACGAGCAGCGTGATGCGTTCATTCCACCTAAGCCTTTTGCAAGCTGGGTTCTGAACGAAGATACCTGCCAGTGGAAGGCTCCTGTGGACATGCCTACAGATGGTATGTATTCATGGGATGAGGCTACGACCTCGTGGAAAGCCACAGAGGCTGCTTAATCATGAGCTGGGCAGACGCACTCAAAGCAATTATCCCTATCGTAGTGGCTAGTCTGGCGTGGCTGCTGGGCGAGGTTGGATCCTTCAATACGCGGCTGACTAAAATTGAGGGATCGATGCCTGCCCTTATCACGCCTCAAGGTGTGCCTACCGATAGCCCGATATCTGCCGAGCGTCGCCATGCCTTGAAGGAAGAGATTTACAAAGACCTGCACGACCTGCAAGTGCGAATCAAGCTTATGGAAGAAAGGGCAAAGAAATAATGATTCCATTACTTGCCCCTATCCTGACTCAGCTTGCTGGCGCTGGTCTACAGAAAGTCGCTGATGCCGTGCTGGACAAAGGCGTCGAGCACGTTGAGGAGAAGCTGGGTATCAAGCTGACCCCCAACGAGGACGGTGTTCTGGACGATAGCAAGCTGGCAGACCTGCAAATGGCAGCGATGAAGCATGAAGAGTTCATGGCAGAGATAGACCTAAAGAACACGCAAGATGCTAGAGATATGCAAGAGAAGGCTATGGAAAGCGCAGACCCGTGGGTTCGGCGGTTTGTCTACCAGTTTGCATGGTACTGGTCTTTTTTTGCTACAGCCTACATCATCATTATCACCACCGTTAATATCCCGGAAAAGAACATTCGGTTTGTTGATGTCGTGCTTGGCTTCATTATGGGCACGGTGGTTTCGACGATACTGAACTTCTTCTTTGGCTCCAGCCAGAGCAGCAAGGATAAGACCAAGGAGCTGATGAAGAAATGAAGCTATCGCCCAACTTTTCCTTGGAGGAGCTGACCGTCAGCGATTACGCCGCCAGGAACGGTCTGGACAATACGCCTCAGAACGATCATCTGATGAACCTTCGCCGGCTGGCAGCGTTCCTAGAGTCGCTTCGGTCTTATCTCGGCAAGCCAATTTCCATCAATTCAGCCTACCGTAGCCCGGAAGTCAACGAGGCAATCAAAGGCTCAAAGACTAGCCAGCACTGCCATGGCACAGCAGCCGATATTCGTGTGGCAGGGATGGTCCCAGATCAGGTGGTAAAGCGTATCATTGCTTCCACGTTGCCATTCGATCAGGTTATTCGGGAGTTTTCTGACCCGGTACGCGGCGGTGGTTGGACTCATGTGAGCATTCCAAACACCCGCGACGCGAAGCCCAGAAAGATGGCTCTTATCATCGACAAGAAGGGCACGCGCCCGTACAAGTCAGGTGGATGACATGGCCTTTCTTTCAGCCCACCGCAGCTTTTGCGATTCTGATATTTTTTGTTTCTGCGCTTCGGTTTTTGGCCGGCGCAGTTTAGCCTGAACTTCGGGGGTTTTCATTGTGGCAGCTCGTATCTCAGCAGATTGCTTCACGCCCTCACTGATATTCAGTGATGCCTGCTTGAGCGCGGCCACTCGTTTTGCATTGTATTCCGGGTCTTTGTTCCGCTCGGTCAGCAGCTTCCTGCGGTATTCCCTTAGTTCTTCCGGTGTGCGCTTGGCAGGTTTGGGCTTGCGACGGAGCGCTAAGTTTTGCTTGGTATTCAGGCGATGCTATGGTTGCCCGTAGCTTGGCCAGTCTGGCAGCCTTATTTTCGGGATCGTTGAGGGCGGCAGATATCTTGGCTTGCACATCTGGTGAGCGCAAGGCTTCAACGCGTTTTGCATGGATCTCTGGAGTCGGTGTTCAAAACTTGATGCTAGCTGCCGCATTGGATTGCGATGGGTTCGACAGGCGCAATCTCTTGGCTTCTCGCTCTGCCGCCGGTGGATTGATGTTGCCTTCCCCGCCATCAGTAAAGTTGTACAGAACGCCGCCGCTGTCATGCCGGCCAAAGCAGGCAATGAGCGATCGTTCCGCAACACAGGCGTCCTCCCAAGTTTCAAAGAACATGCGTTGCACTTTGATGTTTTCTGCGCCATATTTGGCTATGGTGCGCATGCAAGCTTCATTGCGGTCTTTGGCTTTGGCTCGCACAGGATTCCAGCGATTCCGTGTCTTGCCGATGCCAACATAAACGGGGACCAGTCAGGTTTGAACCAAATGTATACGTATGATTTCATACTATCCTCCTTCATAGGAGTATAATGTGCCTTTACAGAAACTTCAACTCCGTCCAGGTCTGAACAGTGAAGGAACGTCGCTTGCCAACGAGGGTGGTTGGTTTGAGTGCGACAAGATCCGGTTTAGGTCTGGTTATCCTCAGAAGCTAGGCGGTTGGACGCCTATCTCCAGCAGTACGTATCTTGGTGTTGCCCGTTCTATGTGGAACTGGGTGACGCTGCGCGGCTATAACCTGCTGGGCGTCGGCACGAACCTGAAGTACTACGTCGAGAGCGGCGGTACGTACAACGACATCACGCCGATCCGGGACACGAATGTCCTGACCAATCCGTTTGCCACGACTATCAGCTCCACAACGGTCACTGTTACTGATGCTGGTCACGGTGCTATTGCTGGCGACTTTGTGACGTTCTCTGGTGCGACTGCTGTAGGTGGGTTGACTATCAACGGCGAGTACGAGATTGTTACTGCGACCACCAACACATACACCATTACTGCTGCGTCGGCTGCTACATCCACAGCGACAGGCGGTGGCACGGTTACGGCGGTATATCAGATCAACGTCGGTGCTCCTATCTATGGATTCCAGACTGGTTGGGGCGCTGGTTTGTGGGGCGGCTTTGTATCCGGTACTACGCAGACTACTTTGTCTGTCAGCCTGAACTCGTCCAATACCAACATCTCTGTGGTATCTACCACTGGTTCTCGAATGCTACCGGCACGATCCTGATTGATCAGGAATTGATCAAGTACGGTGGCAATACTGCCATCTTGTTTACCAGCGCCACACGCGGTGCGAACGGAACTGTAGCTACAAGTCACAGCAATGCCACCACGGTTTACAACGCCAACACGTTTACTGGCTGGGGTCAGTCTGCGGCATTTGGTATCCCGCAGCAGCTGCGTCTGTGGTCAGAGGCCAACTTTGGTGATTACCTGATCATCAACCCTCGCGGCGGTGCGCTGTACATGTGGGTGCCGGCATATACCGGAGCAGGCGTCATTGCTGTTTAGCACACCAGCAACGCTGCTTTCCAGCACCAGCGCAGGCATATATCAGACGGATGCCAACTGTCCCAGCATTTGCAGCTTAGTCATGGTGTCGGACTCCAGCCGGTTTGTGATTGGTTTTGGCGTCAACGATTACGGTGATACTGCGCAAGATCCGCTGCTGGTGCGTTGGTCAGATCAGGAAAACTACCAAGTCTGGACTCCGGCAATTACCAATCAGGCCGGCAGCTACCGCCTGTCATCCGGCTCGACCATCGTGGCTGCCCAGCAGACTCGTCAGGAGATATTGGTATTCACAGACAGCGCCGTGTTCTCAATGCAGTATCTTGGGACCGCCGTACGTCTGGGGCTTCAACATCCTGTCGGACAACATCTCGATTGCTGGTCCGAACGCTGTGGCTACGGCCAACAACATTACGTACTGGATGGGCACAGACAAGTTCTACGCCTACACCGGCCGTGTGGAAACATTGCCATGCTCGCTGCGTCAGTTTGTCTACGACGACATCAACCTTGACCAAGCTGCATCAGATCTTTGCTGGCACGAACGAGGGATACAGCGAGGTCTGGTGGTTCTACTGCTCGGCTAGGTTCAACCGTGGTTGACCGCTACGTCATCTACAACTATCTGGATCAGGTCTGGTACTACGGCACGCTTGGCCGCACGGCATGGCTGGACAGCCCGCTGCGCAGCTATCCGATGGGTGCAACGTACAACCAGACAGTTGTGTACCACGAGAACGGCAACGATGACGTAGAGGTCAGCGGTCAGGCTAATCCAATCATCTGCGTACATCCAGTCTTCTGACTTTGACATTGGTGACGGTCACAACTTTGGTTTTGTGTGGCGGATGATCCCAGACATTACGTTTGACGGATCGAGCACGGCTACGCCTAACAAGCCGGAGGTGACGTTCACGGTTCGCCCGCGTCAGAACCCTGGTGCTCCGTACGGCGTGGCAGATACACCAACGGTTGCCTCAACGCAGTCGTACAACGGCGTCAGGTACTACACGGTTCAGGAGTTCACGGAGATTGTGTACACCCGCCTGCGCGGCCGGCAGATGGCATTCAAGGTCAGCTCGGATCAGCTTGGATGTGCATGGCAGCTAGGTGCGCCCAGAATTGATGTGCGTCCTGATGGCAGACGATAGAATTTTGACAACATTTAATGGCTAACCTTACCGTCACGAACAACATTCTTGTCCCGGCAGTCCCGGCGTTGCCGCTGGGTACTGTCAACTACAGCCGCGAGTATCAGGATGAGCTGAACCGCGTGCTGCGCCTGTACTTTCAGCAGCTGGGCGGTGCGTTTCAGGCGTACTTGAATGAAGGCGGCGGCAGGTTTCTGAGCGTGCCATGCGGGTCATGGTTTTCTAACCAAGCGGTAACGTTCTCATGCAAATGTTGCCACAGTTGTCACATCTGAACAACACGGATGCGAATGCCACGATAGATACCACGTTGTCCAACGGCAGCGTGCAGGTGACGTATCCCGGCATCTACAATTACCAGTTCTCTGCCCAGTTCGACAAACTCTGATTCACAGGCTCACGATGTAGATATCTGGATCACGGGTAGATGGCACAGATGTCTATGAATCTGCATCGCAAGTAACGGTTCCCAGCAGGCATGGCAGCACGCAACGGAGCAGTAATTGCAGCGTGGAACTTCTTTGTTGACGGCAAGCGCAACAGCGTTATTGATTTAGTAATGGCAGCTAACCATCCAGATGTATCGTTGGCATGCTTTGCCAGCGTCGATCTAGCCCGTTTGTGCGGCCATCAATACCGTCGCTAATTACCACGGTAACCTTTGTTTCACGGTTGCCTGCATGATACGATTGACAAAATTTCTTGAAGGTGCGTTATGAGTCTGCACACCCTAGCCCAACATCTCCAGAGCGCCGGCCGCAGGCGATGACCGCGTGCTTGTACATATGACCCCGCAGCGAGGTCAGCGGCCTACAGTCCTTGGCCATGGCGCACGGCGGCAGCCTTACCATCAACCCTGAGACTGGCCTGCCAGAAGCGGGCTTCCTGTCTGGCCATTCTTCCCTGTGGTTGCTGGCGCTGCACTTACTGCTACGGGCGTTGGTGCGCCCATGGCTGCGCTAATGGTTGGCGGTGCTGGTGCGGCTGGCCACAGGCAGCTTGAGCAAGGGTTTGATGATGGGCTTGGGCGCATATGGTGGCGCAAGCATGGGTGCGGGTCTTGGTGCTTGGCCAAGCGGCTGCTGCTGGATCTGCTGGCTGCAAGCTGCTGCACCAGCGATTGCGGCTGCTGCTGCCTACAGCATTTGCTGGTGGCACAACTCTGTTTACAATGCCAACGCGTCACAGCACTTGCTGTAGCACTAGCTCCAATGGTGGCGCTAGGTGTATACCTGGCGGCTGGGGCTCCGGCAGCAGGCAACACCTTTACTGTGCAGCAGTTCCAATTCGCAACCTGTTGTATCTACGAGCGCCAGCTCAAGCGGCGCGCAGCCAGCTGCTCCTCCAAGCGTAGAGTCCAGCATCATGGACAGGCTAAAAACAGCTGGCGGCAACGTTGGTAAGTTGTTTGGTTCTTCTGATGAAGACAAAGCATACCGAGAGCAGTTTCTAAAAGAACAGAAATTGCCAATGATAGGTGCAGGTATTGCTGCTCTGTCGTTGTCACAAGATCAGATGAAACAGCCTCAAAGAGGCTGGCACATACCAGACATTCAATCCTACTTGGAACCGGATGATGCAGTCTGGCGGCAACTATCAGCCTGGCGCATACACTGGCAACGAGCGAGCGCAGATACTTTGCTGATGGCGGTTTGGCAAATCTGCCAGTTGAGCAGATGTCCCAGCAGAGCATCTGTAGGCGCAAACACCGATTACCCCATGGCTACACATCCAGTCCGTACGGATACGCAGTGCCGCGCAACGTGCCGGTATCTGAGAACGTGTTCAAGCCTATGGACTACCAGACGCACTAGATCCGTACACAGGCGAGCAGAAGTTTGCCGGCGGCGGTCTTGCATCGCTTGGTCAGCATGGCTACGGGCGGATTTGTATCCAAGCTCAAAGCTGTGACCAAGCCAGCAGAGGTCAAACCTAAGCTGCAAAGCACGGCGGCGCTGGACAAACAGATTGCCAACCTTGAGAAGTACAGCAACGTTGATGAGGTTAAGGGACGATATGCTGACTTGCAAAACCAGATCAAGGATTTGCAGGCAAGCAAGAAAGACCGTGACGCGCAGGCAGCACAGGCGGCCAAGGATTACAACGCAGCAATTGCGGCTATCAACAAAGAGAAGGCTGCCAACCTGTCTAGCCTGAACGCTGACTTTAGCCAACCGCATCAAGCAGACTTCAAGCTGACAAAGGTATGCCTGCTAAGGAAAAGCAGGCTGCTATTGCTGGCATCCAGAAGGAACAGAAGGATGCGCAGACAGGCCTGAACACAGACTTTGCCAACCGTATCAAAGACCGTCAGAACGAGTACAAGGGCTACCAGTCAGAGTTGGCTTGCGTTCAACAAAGACTACAGCACCCAGCTGTCGGCGTTGAACAAAGATCTTGGCACGGCTAAGAATGCAACATACCTATGCCACTCAGTACCAGACTGCGGTTGCCAACCGTGACAAGATGCTGGCTGCGAACGAAGCTGCAACGAACAAGGCTCAGCGAGACAGAACGATGCTGCGATGGCCAAGTACAACCAGTACCAAGATGCGCTGAATGCAGAGAAGCAGGCGTGGCAGGAAGAGACTGGACGCAAGGCGACAGGCATTCAAGCTATCCGTCCGCAGACCACAACCAAAGTCTTGCTGGATAATGCTGCGCAAGATTGCTGATCTTGAAAAACAGAATGGCATCATTGCCAACTGGACCGGATGGGAGGTCCCAATCCGCAAGCAGCAGAAATCCAGAAACAGATTGACAATCTGAGAGCTGGTGCACATCTGCCGGTTATACGCCTGCGTATGTCAAAGATCCAAAGACTGGCAAGCTGATTCCTTCGTCGGAAGTTCCTCCAACTACAGAATTCAAGGCGTTTACCAAGGTTCCAGGATACGACACGACCAAGCGCCTGATGGAAGAGAAGGACATCTCTGCGGTGTTTGAGGATGTGGCTGGCCGTCGTCCGACTAGCAGTCGGAGATGGACAAGTTCCTTGGCACTCAGTCCACTGATGCTGCTATCGCTCAGTACGCCATGAACCTGCCGGATGTGAAGCAGGCCATGAAGTACACGGATGACGACTTCAAGGAAAACTTCCAGTACTACATTGGCCGTCAGCCTACTACCGGCGAGCTGGCATCGATGAAGAAGGCGAAGATTACCAACTTCAACCAGATGCGCAACTTCCTGCAACAGCAGCCTGCGTACCTGAAGAACCTGAACGCGGTTGCCCAGCAGTCGTTTGCCGCACAACAGAAATCCGCAGAAGATGCGCTGGCAGAACAGGCAAGATTGTCAGCATCGTTGACTCCAGAGCAGGTATCTACGGCCTACCGTGATGCGCTTGGTCGTCAGCCCACGATGGATGAGCTGCGTCAGTACATGGGCGCACAGCAGACACAAGAAGGTTTGGCTGGCGTGCTGAAGGGTACGCCTGAGTACCTGACCAAGCTGACTCAGCCTTTGGTTCCAACGCCGTCAGCACCTAAGTACGCTCCGGGCACTGTGTATTGGATACACGCCAGAGCAGAAGGCGGCTACAGGATTGGGCGCTATTACTGGTGGTGTGCAGCCTACGCCGTCAGGCTTGCAGGCTCCGCTGACCCGTGGTGCTGTGACACTGGAAGGCGCGATGCCGCTGAATCCTACGTTCACAGAGCAGATGGGATTGCAGACTCTGGCTTCTCAAGCGGCAGAGAAAGCACCTGCAGTTGCAGACTGGCTTGCAATTCGCAGCTGCCCAGCCGCAGAACGTGTTTGGATTCCAGCCTTATGGTCAGCCAGCCGCAAGGATCGCCACAGTCTATCGAGGCAATGCTGGCAGCTCTTCGCGCACAACAGCAGCAGGGTGTGACGCAGATGGCAGACGGTGGCTACGCTGGCGGCGGATATCACTTAGGCGATTACTCGGACGGTGGTCGTTTGCTGAAAGGACCAGGAAACGGCAGTTAGCGATTCTATTCCCGCTTCTATTGGCGATAAACAGCCAGCACGACTTGCTGACTGGAGAATTTGTTTTGCCCGGCGAGAATTGTTTCTGAACTTGGCAACGGTGATACGGACGCTGGCGCACGAGAGTTGTACGCGATGATGGATCGTATCCAACGGGCAGGGGAAAACCGTTGGCAAAGGTAAAGTAGCTGTAGATGCAAGAGCTAGAAAAGCTGCTTCCTGCATGAAGCTAGACATAGCTTTCATACCGTATGGCTCGATAGCCGGGACTATCCCCGCCATCATGCCGTATCTGGCAGAGTCGGCTAAACGCAGTAGGGGACGGGCAAGCGTGGACGATATCCTGCGCTTCCTGTTCTCCGGCGAGATGCAGCTCTGGGTGGTATTTGATGATGAGACCAAAGAGGCGCACGGTCACTTCATCACAGAGGTCAAGCAGTACCCGCAGTGCAAGATGTTGGTCATCCAGTACGCAGCCATGATTGCCGAACTACATGGCTGAGATTGAGGCGACTGATGCAGAGTTATGCAGAAGATTACGCGGTAAGGGCTGGCTGCAAGGGCATTGAGTTCGTTGGCAGACCGGGATGGAAGAAGCACGCTGAGAAGTATGGCTACACAGCACAGAGCGTGACGTACCAGAGATTTTTTGAGCAGGGGCTACTATGAGCCGTATATCTTTTGGGATGATGGAAGCTGGGTTTATCCCCGGTGATCTTGGCGCTTTCAAGGCAGAGGGCGGCAAGATCCGTTTGTATGACAGCGGCGGCGGCGGCAGCCAGCCTAGCGCAACCACGCAGACTCAGCTGACCTATCCGGCAGAGTTCAAGCCGATGGTCTACGAGACCGCGCAGCGGGCGATGGCCGAGGCATCTACTCCGTACACGGCGTACAAGGGTGAGCGGATTGCTGGCTTTGACCCGTTCCAACTGACCGCCCAGCAGGCTGTGGCCAACCTTGGTCCATCCCAGCAGCTTGGTACTGCCAGCCAGTTTGCTACCGGCGCAGGTCTGAAAGCAGGCGATGTGCAGTACGCTCCGCAGCAGTTTGGCACGGCAAGCTTTACCACGCCCGGTCTGGCTGGTCTGTACATGTCGCCCTACGCCCAGAACGTCATCGACATCCAGCAGCGCGAGGCACAGCGTCAGGCAGACATCGCTGGCTCAAGCAGCTGAAAGCGCAGGCGGTCAGCTCGTGGTGCGTACGGCGGTAGCCGTCAGGCAATTCTGGAGGCAGAGGCAGCACGTAACCTTGCTACAGCAGAAGGGTGACATCCAGAAGGCTGGCTTACAAGCAGCTTACGAGCAGGCACAGAATCTCTACGGCACAGAGGCACAGCGTGCGCTGGCAGCCCAGCAGGCGCAGGAGACAGTCGCGTCAGTACGGCGCAGGGCTTGACCATGCAGGGATTGCAGACGCAGCTACAGGCGGCACAAGGGCTTGGGTGCGCTGGGGCAAGAGCAGATGCAGCAGCAGCAGGCAATTATCAACGCCCTGCAAGCGGCTGGCCAGCAGCGTCAGGCGCTCCAGCAGGCACAGCTTACCCGCCAGTACGAAGACTTTCTCCAGCAGAAACAGTACCCGTACCAGCAGCTTGCGTTCATGCAGGAAATGCTCAAGGGCGTGCCGCAGCAGACAACACAGTCAATCTACCAAGCACCGCCGTCTACTACCGCACAGCTGGCTGGCTATGGGTACGGCGCTGTACGGTGCGAGCAAGCTATTTGCCAGGCGGCGGCCTAGCCGATCTGGCAGTTGAACATCTCTCGAAAGGTTGATCATGAAGCGTGATGATTTCGGGATGCGGATAGATGAAGTCCGCGAGCTGGCAACGAAGTACTCGAAGCCAGAGCTGGCGCGGATGGTGCAGATGGGGCTGATTCCCCCGCAGCAGGCTTTGATGGCCGGCATGATGATCGACCGCATTGCCAAGTCCGCTATGCAGCCTCCGCAGACTACCGTGGCTCAGGATGTATTGGCGGCTCCAGCAGCTCCCGCAGCAAGGCATTATGGGTGCGCCTGGTGCTCCGGCTCCTAGCGGCGGGGTGGCAACGTTGCCATCTGGCCTGCAAAACATGGCGGGTGGCGGCATTGTCGCGTTTGCTGACGGCGGCACCCCAGAGGACATGATCCGCGCTAACCGCGAGGCTAACGCTGCTTTGTCTGGCATGTCACAAGATCAGGGGCTGACGCTGCCGGGCGGCTTCCAATTCCGGCCGTACGACATGCCTAAGCCTACGGACATCAAGTCTGAGATGGCGGCACAGCGCGAAGCAGAGCGTGAGGCTGGCGTAGATCCTGACCTGTACAAGCGCATGCGTGAGGAAGAAGCTGGCCGTCGTGATGAGCTGAAAGGACGTCGCGAGGAGGCTAAGGGCGAGGCGCTGTTGATGGCTGGCCTTGGTCTGATGGGTGCCCGCAAGGGTCAGGAGTTCCAAGCTCTGTCAGACGTTGGCCGTCAGGCTGTGCAACAGTACAGCGGCGCTTTGCGTGAGATACGCGACACAGAGAAGGACATCAAGAAAACCGAGCGTGAGCTTATGTTTGCCGAGGATCGTGCCAAGCGCGACCAGTCCGGCAAGGCGTTGTCTCGTGTGCAATCCAAGCAGGACAAACTGGATGAGTTGCAAGTTCGCCAGACGGACCAGTACAACAAGGCTGCTGAGAAGGCATCTGACCTGTTTGTCACCAAGTACGGCATCGACGAGAACGCGAAGAAAGCGCTGGAAGTTGCCAAGACTAGCGGCGCTTACCAAATTGCCGTTGCAAAAATCCATGCGGCAGCTGCTGGCAAACCAGGAGAAACAGAACGATTGCTTGGCAGATACCATGACATTCTGGCTAAGGAAGGTCCAGAGGCTGCGGCAAAATTCATGGGCGATGTTGAGCGTGTGCGCGGTGCGGGAAAACCTCAGAACATTCTAAGTTTTGAGGAAGCCATGAAAATTGTGGCTAACAATCCTATTAACGCCGCAAAATCTCCTGAAGAGCAGATGGCTATGGCTAAAAAACTGATGGCATCTGATCCTATGCGTGCAGGTCAAGCCGGCGGCACAACTGTTCCTAATCCATTTAAACTTAGCCCCGAGGCAGAAGCAGCACTGAAACAATACGGCGGACGATAAATGGCAACGGTACAAGAGCTTGAGCGAGCCTTTCTAAACGCACACAACGCGGGGGATAAGCAGGCCGCACAGGCTCTGGCTGATGCTCTCCGTCAGTCCATGGTTTCCCAGCCGAGAACCAGCAGCGCCCCAAGAAAGACCTGAAACTGGCTTTGTGGCCGGCATCAAATCTGGCTACGAGCGCCTGAAGGGCGACATCGGCGCTATTGGTGCGGCAGCTGGGGTTCCAAGGTGCGGAGGAATACGCCGCCAAGCAGCGGGAGAAAGCAGGCGAGATCTACCGCCAGCCTGAGTTCACAGAAGCTCCTGTCTCGTATCTGACCGGCCTGCTTGGCCAATCCATCCCGTACATGGCAGCGCCTGTAGCAGCGGCCGCAGCAGCTCCCGAAGCATTGGGTGCGCTGGGTGCGGCTGGTCTGGCTGGCTTGGCATCGGCTACACAGTTCACCGGCTCCAACATTTCCCGCCAGCTTGAGGAAGGCGTATCCGCTAAGGACGCAAATGTCCTCAAAGCTGTTGCTGCGTCTGTCCCGCAGGCAGCGCTGGATGTGGTCAGTTTCCGCATGATCCCCGGCATCAGAAGATCTTTGGTTCTGTTGGTCGTGAACTGACGGAGCAGGAGGCAGCTGTTATTGCCAAGGACGGAATCCTCGGCAGACCATGACCAACGCGGTCAAGTCATACGGTCCATCAGCCCTGAAGACTGCCGGCGTGGAAGGGACCACAGAAGCTGGCGCAACAGTTCTTTGAGCGCCTGCAAGCTGGGTTATCCATATCGGACGAGGATGCTCGCCGTGAGTATCTGGATAACTTTGTCGGTGGCGCATTACTGGGTGGAACTCTGTCTATACCAGGTCGGGCGGTGGAGAAAGCTCAGGCTCGTCAGCGACTGGCAGCCCAGCGGGAAGAAGCTCCAGCCGAACAAGTGGCAACGTTGCCACCCTCCAAGGCTGTTGCCAGATCCAGTGGCGCCAAGCTGCACCTGCCGTAGAGGCTCTGCCTGTTGCTCCGCCACCTACCGCCCCAGAAGCCGTAGCTCCAAAGGTTGCTGCCACAGAAGAGGACAAGACTTCGCGCTCAGGGCAGAGGCCGCGCCAGAGGGTGAGTACGTATCCGAGTGAGCCGCAGCCGAAAGCCGCCAGAAAGTTGCGGACATCAGAAAGAGCGTACAGACTTTGAGAAGCAGGTTGAAACGCTGAAGAAAGGCCAGCCGGGCAAGAGCTTGTGGTCGGCAGTCCAAAGGCAAGCTGGTTCCGTCAGAGCTTGCAGAACTGGGCGAGCGCTAAGCGTTTGTTCAGCCTGCGTGCGGCTAAGGATACTCGTGGCTACACCATTGCCGATCTTGTGGCTGATGGTGAGCTGGACGCTTGGTTGCCGCCGGAATACCGCAAAGGTTCCGGTTGATGCAGAGATGCAGATGGATCCGCGGGCGGCACTGGATCGTGACCTTGCGGCAGAAGAGCACATTAAAGAAATTGTTCAGGTCTGGCAACTACCTGACGCTATGCGACCACATGAAAGACTTAGAGCAAATTGGTTCCGGATCATTGTCAGATTTAGAGGACTGCTTACCGGGAGACATATCGATGCAAAAACATTCAACGATCTCGTCCAAGAAGCGGTCGATGAGCAAGGAAGAATTTATCAAGACGCTGAGGCAGCTCTCACCGAAGCAGAGGTTGGAGGTCTTGAGCCACCTGCGCGAGTTTTCGAAACCATCCCAGAACAGAGAGTAGAGGATGAATACTATCCCGATATGAGTGAGGTGAGAGACACCTCCTCCTCAGAACTGCGCTAAGAGATAAAGGAAGACAAGATTGATAAAGAGCAGCAAAAATCTGCTGGCCTATCAGAAACAATAGGTGAGCTGCTCCGCATAAATCAAGTTCCAGAAAGCATTAAACACCGAGCCAAAATACAAAAGGGTTGAGGGTGAGTGTTTCTATGTCTTTCGAGGGTGAACCTAACAAACAGCTATCTGATTTTGTTTCCAATAACGAATCAAGCGGTGTTATCTCGGCACTTCAAAATAGCGGCAATCCATTTCATCCAAAGGATTGGCGATAACGCTTGCCAGTCAAGCCAGCCCGTTTAGGTGTTGGGCTTTATCCTGATAATGCCGCAAGAAGCATCAAGAAGTATGCAGGTATTTATGTGCCGGGCGAGCGCAAACATTCTACATGCGCAGCAAAGCAATGGCTGCATCTGGCAGTCATGCGGTTGCGCATGAGGTTGTACATCACCTAACGCTTGATGCTTTGCGTAACGCCAACCGCAGAACAAAAACGCGTGATCTGTTGAGCAAAATAGAAAAACTACTTCAAGCACTGAGTAGAGTTATTCGTCTTGCTCAAACAAGGAAAGGGAAAACTTTATGGTTTGAAGAAATCAACGCGCTGAGTTCGTTGCAGAAGCTAACTGCAAGCGTTAAGTTTTCAATACGAGCTATGCAGAAGATACCTTAGCGAAAGCAAAATGGCGATCGGATGCATTTGACACGATTGTTGTATCCGCAAGTTGCTTGGTTGTTACCAAGCCATACCAAACGGCGCTGGATCACGGTAAAGACCATCAGAATCCATCTTTGACGAAGATGTAGACGTTGTTGTCGACAAGACCATAGCCAAGCAGCAAAGTATGGAAAAGAAGAAGTAATTGGGTTGGAGAAAGAAGAGCCAAGCAAGGTTGAGAAAGCCAAGGAAGCGGTCAAGGCTGCCATCCAGCCCCGCAAGCTGCCGAAGAGTCAGTTCGATGGCGTGGCTGACGATTACTACGATGCACTCAAGCCTATCTTTGCGCCTGAGAAAAAGACCATCGTGGACAAGATCGACGGTATGCGCGATGACTTCTGGCGCAAGCTGGCGCAGGGCATAGCTGACCAGTACCGCACGATTAAGGACTACAGCGAAGAAGCCTACATGAAGGCTCGCATGTCCAAGACCATAGACGGTGCGCTGGAGGGCATCCTGTTCAACGGCGAGGTCAAGCTGACTGACGGTGCGCTGGATATTGCCAAGGACACCAAGGGTCTGCTGAAAGTGCTGGAGCCGATTGGCAACGAGGTTGATCGTTACCAGATTTGGGTGGCACTAAACCGTGATGCGCAGCTGGTCAAGCAGGGCAAAGCTCCGTCCGTCAATAAGGATCTGGTTGCTCGACGTAATGAGCTGGCTGCCGGCAAGATTGGTAACAAATCCAGGCTGGAGGTATATCAGCAGGTTCAGAAGGATATGAACAAGCTGAATCGTTCTGTGCTGAAGTATCGCTGTCCCGGCAGGGCATCATCGACAAAGAGGCGTACAAGATCTACGCCCGTGACATCAACTACATTCCGTTCTACAAAGTCATGGACGAGAACGGTGATGTGCAGTCTGCCGCTACCAAGTCAGGGCTGGTCAGCCAGTACTTCTCAAAGGCGCTGAAGGGTGGAGAGAAGCCGTTCGGTGATCTTGATGGAAAACACCCTGCGGAACTGGAGCCATATCCTGTCAGCCTCCATGAAGAACGAGGCTGCGAATGCCACGGTCCGTGCAGCTATGGACATGGGCGCTGCGTATCCAAACCTCAAAGGTCGGGCTCGATGTGGCGTGACGGCAAGGTCTACAGCGCCAAGTCTGGTCGAGCTGGTCAACGGCGGCAAGCTCAAGCCTGAGTTCACCACCAGCGGCAAGGGCATGGTCAAGACCATGATCGGTGGCAAGCAAGCGTACTTTGATGTGGTAGATCCGCTGCTGCTTGAGTCCATCATGTCCATCGGCTACATGGGTCCGAAGTCCAAGTTCTTGGATGTGGCGCGTGACTTCAAGAACATGCTGCAATTTGGCGTTACGCTATCGCCTGCGTTCAAGATCCGCAACTTGTTCCGCGACTCCATCATCCGCCATGGCGGTCAGTGACCTGAAGAAGAACCCGTTTGCCAACGTGGTGAATGGCTGGGTATGCATCAGACAATGAACAACCCTGCGCATATCTCTGCACTGGCTGGCGGCGCGATCTTCAACTTTGGTTCTGCCTATGAAGGCGACCAAGCCAAGATGATCAAGCGCCTGCTGGACAAGGGCGTGTCTGGTGACTCCATCCTCGACAACGAGAAGAAGATTGAGCGCGGTCTGAAGGCGGCATACAAGGCGTACCAAGACTGGGGCAACAAGTCTGAAGCGGCCAACCGTATGGCGCTGTACAACCAGCTCAAGAGAAAAAGGACTACAGCCATCTTGAGGCATCGTTCTACGCCCGTGACATGCTGGACTTTTCCATGCAGGGTGCGTGGCCTGCCTTCCGGCTGGTTACGCAGGTAGTGCCGTTCCTGAACGCTCGTGTGCAGGGTCTGTACAAGCTTGGCCGTGACGGACTTATCCCTACCAGCCGCGTGATCTACAACACTGTCTACTGGCAAGCCGATAGATGCTACGGACAAGCAGAAAGCCGAGCAGTTCAGCGTAGTCATGGGCGCTGTGGCACTGGCCTCGCTCATGCTGTACATGGCGTTCAAGGACGACGACGAGTTCAAGAAGCGCGAGCAGTGGGACCGCGATAACTTCTGGTGGTTCAAGTTGCCAGGCATGGATTCGGCTATCCGCGTACCTAAGCCATTTGAGATTGGTGCGCTATGGAACTATGGCCGAGCGCGTGGCAGAGCAGATCTTTGACAGCGGCGCGGAAGGCAAAGTGTTTGAGCAGAGCATGAAGCGTATGCTGACTGACACGTTCGCCATCAACCCCATCCCGCAGATGATCAAGCCGCTGGTGGATCTGTACGCCAACAAGGACAGCTTCACCGGTGCGCCGATTGAGACTGCCGGCATGGAACGTCTGTCCAAGGATCAAGCGTATTGCAGAGAAGACCAGCCCGCTGGCTATCGCACTGTCCAAGGTATCCAACGTATTCCTGCCAGAGTCCACGGAGGTCTCTCCTGTGCAGGCCGACTATGCGATCAAGGCGTACTTTGGCTGGCTGGGCGGTACGGCATCGTGGGCATCTCACTACGCTGTGCAGCCGTTCTCAAAGTCTGCCTACCCGGACAATGACTGGACTGAAACTATGTCGATGGGATTCATCAAGTCCCTGCCGGCAACGCAGTCCAAGTACGTCACGGCGTTCTACGAGAACAACAAGGAGATCAGCCAAGCTTATGCTGACATGCGCCACTTCGCCCAGCTAGGCGAGGCAGACAAGGTGCAGGAGATCCTGAAGGAGAAGGGCGACAAGATTGCCATGGCCAAGTTCTATGACAATGCGTCCAAGGATATGGCCAAGGTACGCCAAGCCATCCTGCACATCCGGGCGGATGAGAACATGACTGGCGCTCAGAAGAAGGAAGAGATTGACCGGCTGAAGATAATCATCGGCGAGATAGCCAAGCAGATGGAGGACGCAAGGCTGATGGTTAAGAAGAGTTATGCCGCTCAATAGTCATGGCCATCAAGATCCCACTCTGTGAGCTTGTACCGTGTATAAAACCCTCTGCTTCCTAACCCGTGGTAGCCAGCTTGATCCCTGATGGTGCTCTGGGCAGAGTGGAATCACCAGCCAGTCTGAAGCCCGCTGCGCTCCTCCGACCGCGTCCCGTGGATGGTGGAGGTGAGCAGGCGTGTGACCGTAGCCCAAGATGGTGGCAGAGCACGCAGCCAATCTCTGGCTACTTCGTTCATATACTGCTTAACTGTCTTCATTGATTCGATCCAGAACTAGCTGCGGCAGAGTCTCTGCCGTCGTCAATGATGTACGTGGTCTTGAGGATAAGGAATGCACCGCTTGGTAGCCGCATCCCATCCGGCAGAAAAGGCAGACTCTTGCAAGACCCCATGCTTTGACGCATCCATGGCAGACCAGCTTTTGTAGCTCTCACTCTTCTTCATCTTCCCTCCCAAATTTTCGGTAGTTTGTAGTACTTCTCCCATGTCTCCTGCGGTATCTCGATGGACATCATCTTGATAGTCGCAGTCCTTGCAAACGCGCTGACGCTGCACGAAGTCAAACGTGTTCGATGATGTCACGATACCGCCTGGTGTCAGTGACGGCGGTCTTCTTATCGCAGTGTGGGCACCACATATTATTTAAGTATCTTGTCTGCTGCGAGGAAAATGGTCTCCAGCGATGTAAGCGTAGGCCGGTATCCCAGTGCGTAGGCTGCGGTGTTCGTGGAGTAGTACTTCTCCTTGATGCCCGTGGTTGGCATTCCTGCCGGGTAGCCAGTGGTCTCGTACTCCAGCCCGTACCGCTCGGCCATCTTGACCAGCAGGGTGTCCTTGCTGACAGGCTGCCGGCTGTAGCAGTCTATCGCCGTGTTGATGTTGTCCGTGGATAGCAGCACGTTGATCATCTGGAAGAAGTCCAGCGGGCCGATGTAATCCCGGACGATCTGGTTGCGGTCTACGCGGTAAGTCACCTTGTCTTGTATGGCGCGGATCATGTCTGTGATCATGAACCTGTGCTTCAAGCTCATGCTGTGGCTGAAGTAATTGAACACCCGCAGGTCGATGATGTTGCGGTCAGACACGCGGTGCCGTATCTCTGCCATGGCCTTGGCTGCGCCGTAGTAATGCTCAGGCTGGAGGTTGTTGATGGGCAGCACACAGGTCTTCTGTGCAGTCTGCGGGCGTGGAGAAGTTGTCTCCGAACGCTGCGCCGCTGGACATAAAGATGTACAGGCAGTGTTTGTTGTGATCCAGATAATCCATCGCCATCCGGTCAAACGTTTCCGTGATGTTGAAGATGTTGGCACCCATCTTCTTGACCCGCTCAGGGTTGCCTGCGCCCACGAAGTTGATGATGGCGTCCAGCCCGCTGGTGGCAGGAAAGTCAAAGTACGTGCGGCTGTTGTAGTTCCGCAGGTTCTTTTCAACCATCCACCTGCCCATAGCCGTAGCCTCGCGGGAGAACAGTTCAAGATGGTGCTCGTCACCGAAGGACTGGATCAGGTCTTTGGCGATCTGGCTGGTAGCGCCGAGGATAGCGATCTTCATAGTGGCACCACCATTTCTGCGGCCAGTTCTTCGTCAGACAGGAACGGGAACCATGTCATGCAGGGGGCCTGCTTGCCGTCCTTAAATGACTTGCGATGGCATGGATCTGCTGGTTCTCTGTGCAGAGCACGTCAACGATGTATGGGCGCGTCCAGCTTGAATGACCATCGGCAGGTGTTTGTTCAAAGTGGGTATGCTCACATGCTCGCTCGCGTATCTATCTTGAATGTCCTGGCTACTTCCTCAAAGTCTGGGGAACCACAAACCAGTTTCTGATGTTCACGCCGTGCACGCTTCCGTCGTAGAACCTGGACTGCGTGTTCTTGATGCTGAGATATCCCTTGGTTGTTCAGGATAATGATCTTGATGGGCAGGTTATGCTCACGGATAACTGCCAGCTCCTGCATGTTGGACATGAAGCTGCCGTCACCTACTATGACGATGACGTTCTTTGCTCCTGCCTTGGCCACGCCGATGGCGGCCGGCAATGCCCAGCCCATGTCGCCCTGAGATTGGCTATGAACGAACCGCTGCTGCGCCCTGGATGCGGACAGCTTGCGGCACCGTGTAGAAAGCAGTGCCTGCGTCGGCCATGAACACGGCATCGTCCGGGGCGTGGCGGTAGATGGCATCCAGTACGGCGTAGATGTTCAGGCCGTTGGTGTCATTCAAATACTCCGGCTGCATGACTGGCCACTTGGCTTTCCAGTGGTTGCACTTGTCTATCCATTCCTGTCTGGTCATAGCATGGCTCCGAAGAATTGATGTAGCGGTACGGTTATCTTGTGGTCTACCGGCACGATGTCCTTGGCCAGCTCGTCAGGTTCAATGTCCACGTAGATCTTGTCGGCTCTGCGGGCTGAACTGTTTGGGGTCATAGCCAATCACGCCGGCATTCATGGATGTGCCAAGGATCAGCAGCAAGGTCAGCGTTCTGCATGGCAAAGTTGCCAAACCTGGTGCCGCGTGAGCCTATGGTTCCCATGTTCAGCGGGTGGTCGTAGGGCAGGTAATCCTGTGCGCCGTAGGTGGTGACGAACGGTGATCTCGTACTTGTGACGAACTGGACAAACTGATCCACCATGCCTGACTGCCGGATGCCCATGCCTGCCAAGATGATCGGGCGCTCGGCGTTCTTCATGTCGTGCCAGATGGTCTTCGGGTCAAAGACGTACTCAAGTTTGGCGTCTGTCTGAATGTTCTGATTATTTATGTGATATGGAACTGCGTCGTCCGGCATTTCTGCCTGTTGAACATCTATGGGGATGTCTATCCATACCAGGTCCCGGTCTTCCTGATATTGCGTGATGTACTGCCGGCCTCAAGTGCAATCCTGACAACATTAACATCGGAAACAAAGAGCGATAACTTGGTCATCGACCTCATGGTTGCTGCGATGTCGTGCTCTTGCAGTCCGTAGTGGCGCAGGGACAAGTTTCTTTCTTTGTTGATATGCGCTGTGCAGGTATCCTTGCGCACGTTGCCGGAGATGAACAAGTACCGGCACTCCATCCTGCCAAGCGTTCAGCACACTGGTTGCGCAGTTGGTTCCACCGCAGCCGGTAGTGGGATTAACCACGGCCAGCTTGCCTGTGTACTTAGCCTCACCTATAGCTGCATGGCCAGCGCCCTGCTCATGGTGGTAGCAGATGTACTCGATGCCGCCGTGCTTGATGAAGCCGTCGTTCAAGCCAGCTGCTCCGCCACCCATCAGCCCATGCACCCGGCGTACGCCTATGCTGTCAGAGATACTCTGCTAATCCAGTCAGCAACTCTCATTGGTACTCCTCCATGAACTTGTCGATGGTGTCGCACATATAGTCCAGCATGGGCTGCGTCAGTGCTGGCTGTACGCCCATCCAGAACGTGTTGTGCATGACGTAATCTGTCTGGTCTCAGGCTGCCGTGGACTCGGTAGACCTGATCCTTCAGGAACGGCTGCTTGGTAGCGTTGCCAGCAAACAGCAGGCGAGTGCCGATGTTGTGACCGGCCAGCCACTGGATCAGATCATCCCGCTTGAACTTGACCTCCGGCGACAGCGTGATCGGCAGACCAAACCAGCTAGGATGTGCGTCCGGGTAGACGGTCGGCAACCACAGCTGCTCATGGTTCGACAGCCGGTTGTGCAGGTAGGCGTAGTTGTTCCTGCGCATGGAGATGAAGTAGTCCAGCTTCTCCAGCTGTGCCACGCCACAGGCTGCCTGCATCTCAGTGATCTTCAGGTTGTAGCCCAGATGCGTGAACACGTACTTGTGGTCATAGCCGTAGGGCAATCCCTCGAACTGCTGGCAGTACCGCTGCTTGCAGGTGTTGTCCTTGCCAGGCTCGCACCAGCAGTCCCTGCCCCAGTCGCGGAATGACTCCACCAGCCGGGTCAGCTTTGGGTTGTTGATGACCACCGCCCCGCCCTCGCCCATGGTGATGTGGTGCGCAGGGAAGAAAGACATGGTAGCCAGATCGCCGAACGTGCCCACGTTCTGGTTACTGCCAGCGAGCGCCCAGCGCGTCACAGCAGTCCTCGATGAGCCACAGGTTGTGCTTGCTCTGCCAACGCCACGATCTCTTCCAGGTTGAACGGATTGCCCATCGTGTGCGCGAGGAAGATGGCCTTGGTCTTGGGCGTGATGGCGGCCTCCAGATCCGTGGTGGCGATGTTCAGGGTGGTGTTGATGTCCAAGAACACTGGCACAGCGCCGAACTGGATGATCGGGGCGATGGTCGTGGGAAACCCGCAGGCCACGCTGATTACCTCGTCGCCCTTCTTGATAGCCCGCTCGCCCAGCTTGGGGATGGTCAGTGCCATGAAGGCCACGAGGTTGGCAGAACTGCCAGAGTTGACAGTCCTGATCGCCTTGCGCCCAGCCAGCGGCAGAGCGTGTCCTCGAACTCGCGGTTGAAGGAACTGGCCGTCAGCCAGCCCTGTCCACAGCCTTGTGCATCAGCTCCTTCTCCCGCTCTCCGATCACTTGACCGGAGGCTGGGATAAAGGTCTCGCTGGGTATGAATGTCATACAGCCTCTGCTGTGGGTTGCGGGGGTTGTGGTTTCTCTGTCAGGATGCCGTCGAACTTGTGGGTGCCGATATGCGCACAGCTGTGCCCACGGTGCTGCCCATACGCTGACCGCCGCACTTCTCGCGCCAGATCTTGCAGAAGTGGTAGTCCTCGGACAGCAGGCGCTCGCCCAGCGGCTCGATGCTGGTAGCAAAGTACTCATAGATACGCTCGTTGCCAATCGCGCCAGCTCAGGTCATGGGTGTCATTGATGTAGCTGGGCACATGATCGCGCGAGCTGCTCGAACACTTCGCGCTTGATCATCATGAAGCCAGTGCCGCCGTTCCAGATCTCGACCGGCTGGTTCAGGTCTACGCGCTGCTCGTTCTGGTAATCCACCAGGTTGACCACGAAGGAGCCGCTGTACTTGCGCAGGTCTTGCGGGGGTACGCCTGCCAGAGCGGCTGCATGGATCTGTGTCCAGTTCGATCTCTTTCTTGGGGTAGATACCGCAGATGATGGGCTTGTCTGCCAGCAGCATCGGCAGAACGTCGTGCGGATTGAAGTGGATGTCAGCGTCGATAAACATCAGGTGGGTGAAGTCTGTCTTCAGGAACCCGTGGACCAAGCGCGTTACGGGCACGCTGGATCAGGGACTCGTTGAACAGAAAGCTGGCAGCCATGTCCACGCGGTTGTCCCGGCAGGATGTTCTGCAAGCTGCATCAAGTGACTGGGCGAAATAGCCGTAGCAAAGTCCACCGTACATCGGGGTAGGCTACGAAAAGTTTTGCCATTGTGTTTTCTCCTAAGAAGTTAAAGACTTGGGGTTTTGTCCAAGGGAAGTCAGTGAAGCGCTGTTTCATGAACTCGTTGTTGCCGATAAATGCGTCTCTGGCGTCATGCCGCCGGTGCCATCGTGGGACAGCCGGTAGCTGACGCTGTGCTTGCCGGTAGTGCCGCACTTGATCCTGCTGCCCGCATCAGCTCTGCTTGGAACGCCCGGTCAGACACAATCGGCACGTACCAAGCATGGCTGTGCTTGCGGGCAACGTCTGTGCGTACGGCATAGCAGGAGTTATCCACAAGGTAATGACCGCTGGCGTTAGGCTGGCAGCCCAGCGACTCGCAGTTGTCATCGCAGATCCAGTTGCCATCGTTGTCCACGATCTTGCGCAGGCTGTACGCCCAGCCGAGGTCGTGCTTGGTGATCAGCGAGACAAGGGACTCGACGTGGTCGGGGTCGTAGAAGTTGTCGTCGTCGAGGTAGAAGATGATGTCTTCATCCACAACGAAGGGGGCAAGAGCAAAAACAGGAGCCATGCCATAACCGCCACCGCCATTAGCGTTAGGTAGGTATACGGCGACCGTATCAGTCCGCGACCAGAGACTCTGACCTTGTCGGAATGCTCTTCGCCATGGGAGAAAACATAATGTCGTAGCCTTGTATGTTTGGTTATGTACGCTCTATGCAGCGAGTAAGTGTTGGCCTGCCCTGTGTGCTGGTAATGACGGCTACTTTCATTCCTTCCGCTTCTCTTCCAGCCATTTGCTAAACATCTGCTCGAACTCCTTTTCCCACTTGGTAGGCAAGGAGAATTCAATCCATGTGGTTGGTTCTTTTGCTTTTATCGCCGCTATCTCTTCCGGCGTTGGGTCTGGCTGGGCGTTGTCAAACTTGGACCCACTGTCCCTCTGCGCGAATGGGCGCATCTACCGAATCCGTTCATCGGTGCTCCTCGATTAACTTGTACAGCTGCTTGACCTCGTTGCCGCAGTCGAACTGGTCAGCCTTGCTCCGACCGGATGAAACTGTCTATCGCCTCCAGGTACCCGCAGTACGTGGTGTAGTCCATCTCCCGCAGGAAGTTGTACAGCTCCTTGTACGACTTGAACTCCCGCATGTCGATGTAGCACTCGGGCGGGATATGGTCGTGGACGTTAGGCGCACCCCAGTACACAGGCACGATGCCGGCCATGAAGGCGTCCAAGATCTTCTCGCTGATGTATCCAACGTCCTTGTCGGTGTTCTCGAACGTGATGGCAAAGTGGTAATTGGCTGTAGGTTGGCCAGCTTGTTGATTGGTCGTGTCCTTTGTAGAACGGGATGTGTACGGATATCCCAGCCACGTCCGTACAGGTCGAGGTCAAAGATGGCGTTGTCCTTGAACCACTGGATCAGCTCTATGCGCTTCTCGTACAGGCTGCCGGGTATGTTCTTGGCGGTCTGGATCATGACTGCCAGCTTGTGGGTGAAGAAGTCTCCCCGCGATTTCTCGCACGGCCAGCGGTCATTCCAGTCCACGGTGAAGTTGTGCTTCTCGTATTTCTTCTTGATGGTCAGCCTGTCATCCCATGTCAGCACCCGGCTGAACTGGTCGTGGTACGCCTCGTCCCAGTTATCGGGCAGGATCAGCGGCGGCTCGTACAGGATCAGGACTTTGCTGGCACCTGGTACGTCAGGCTCCACGCGAGGGCGATCCATGTAGATCACGAGGTCCACGATGTGCGGGTCTACTTGGTCGAGGGTGTACAGCTCGATGCCGGTGGACTTGCACAGTTTGTACAGGTCGTTCCAAGACTTCAGCAGGTTGTGGCCGATGTCACTGTTCTGGTTCTTGAACAGGTAGCCATCGGTCGTGATGAACTCGTAGTGGTTATGAACTGCGACTCTCATAGACCGTTCTTCTCCTTCAGCTTGGCTTCGATGGCGCTGGCAAACGTATTCAGAGCCATCCCAAAAATAGGATCGGAGTACAAACACTCCTGTCGTTCCTCATCCGTCAGCCCTTGCCATTCGCGCTGTGGTGGTATGAAACGATCAAACTCGCCACCAGACAAATTCAAATCTGCTTGCATCAAGTCCTCAAGAACTTGCTCGTCTTCTTCGTGCCAATTTTCCGGGTAGGCTTGCTTGAAGGTATCCAGCGTATCCCAAGCGCGACGCAGTAAGTTAATCATGTTCATTCTTCTCAAAAGGCAGCGGGCCGAGTTCTTGCATAAAGTCATCTTCCATCTTGCATACCCAAGCTTCCTCTTCTGGATTCCAAGTAAATGCAAGGGCAACATCAAGGTCATCAACCTGGACCACAACTTAACTCTTTTCATTCTTCTCCCCTTCGTATGGCTGCCGCTATGTCTAGGCTGCCCATCTCCTCACATACCCTCGCGCACCGCTCCCGTTCCTGTGTTGCTACCATCTTTGCAAACTTGCGCATCCAAGCCATGGCCGCCGAGTCTGGGGCGTAGATCAGCTCCTCCTCCTCGGCAGCCTTGTTGGCCAGCTCAAAGAGCTTCCGACTCATCTAAACAGCCAGTCGAACATCGCCCGCACGACAGTCAGCGCTACACCTATGGCCGCATAGAACAGGATGATCCACGCACCCACATCGATGGACGACAGGTACTTCTCGTGGATATGCTGCCAGCGGTTGGTGTACTCGACTGTCGGGTTCTCGTCCGTCACGGTCTTATAGAAAGGTGCGACGTACGCAGAGCCGATCTTGGGCGGCTCTTCCTTAATGAACTTTCCATCTCTTAGCATCTTTGCCTCCTACGTGTTATTCCTACCAGCCCGCATCAGGTCGCCGGCGTATACGTGTTGCCCAACATGCCGTAGCTCTATTGTTGGATCAGCAAAGATTTTACCGCCCTCCCTTTTCCACAGCTCGCAGAAGTGATAATCCTCTGACAACAGCAGTCCTGAGCTCAGTAATGCTGGTGCCGAAGAACTCGCGGGTTAGCGGCGGCTAGGAACTGGCCGTTGGCCGGGTTCGTGATCAGGCTGGTGCGGTAGGTTGGCACCTTGAATCTCAACTGCTTGAACACGTTTCTGTGGATCATCATGAAGCCTGTGCCGCCGTGCAGGACTTCCACCAGCCCGTCTTCGTTCAGCGGGACCTTGTCGCCGTCGTCAGCCACGGCATTCAAGTACATACGAGCAGCCGAACTTCTCGATATCCTTTTCACCGCGCAGGGCAGCCTCGCGGATCCGGTCCCAGAACAGAAACTTCTTGGGGTAGATCACCGCAGACCATATCCTTGCTCGTGCTGCAGCAAGCTTGTAGATGCCGTCTGTCGGGAACCAGATGTCGGCATCAATGAACATCAGGTAATCGTCCTGAGTCTCATCCAAGAAGTACCGGGCAATCTCGTTACGGGCGCGGGTGATCAGCGCCTCTTTGTTCATGAACTGCCAGCGGGTGCGGATACCCTGCTGCTCAAGGAAGGACAGGTTCCGGGCTAGGCTGTCTACGTACTCCATGAACATGGCACCGCCGTAGGCAGGGGTGCCGATCATGATGGTTGGTTTTGCCGTCAATCATTCTTGCTTCCCATTCCGTCGGATGGCCAATCTGGCTATGTAGTTGTCTGGCCATACAACATGTAGCTCTGCTTTTCCAACCCAAGCGTCAGCGCAGCCGGTGCGCGACCATAGCAGGTTTCCAGTGAAGTGCTGGCTCACAGTGCTAACCGTCCAGCGATGACTGACATTGATTCTGCATCAGGTCTATTTACGGTCATCATGCCAGCCTCCTTGCGCGAATTGCTCCCGCGACGCATTAGCAGCGTCATGCCGTTACACCATCAATTTTCTGCTAGGATCAGCGCATTCACACGACTGCCATCGACTTTCTTAGCGGCGTGACTCATGATGTTGCGAATAAGATCCATCGTTCATCTGCAATCACCGCATTATAGCAAGTCCACGTACTCGGCTGCTAATGGCGAGGATAGGCTCATTCACAGTGCAATGCGTTCTTCCTCAGTCATTGATCAGCCCCTCTATCTGGTCGATCAGGTGGTCAGCAATCCGCTTGTCATTCACAGACACTGTGCCGGCCAGCTCGTCCTTGTGGATCAGATCCATGGCATCCCGCAGCCCTTTGTTGTAGCCGCTGGTGAACTGGTCTGTCCCTTCAAGGATCATGGTGATGGCATCCCGCACGATCTTGCTGGCCTGGCGGGCGCGAGCCTTCTCCTTCAGCGCAACATGGACTTCCTCTGACAGATAGACCGAGTACGGTATCAGTCGCTTCGAGCCTTCCATGACGCGAACTCCTGCTTTAGCCCCAGCATCTTCTCTACGGCTTGCTGACTTTTTGCGATGTCCGCCCGGCTGTCTACCTTCAGATACGTCTTTAACCATGTCGTTGCTTCCTTCTCTGTCTTATCAATAATCTCGCCCGACTCACCCAAGAACTCCCAGAACTTCGGGTCCCTGCACAGCATCCCGCTTACCCGCACCATGTCCTTGGATAACTCTGCCTCTCGGTTCATAGGCCGCTCTTCCTCGTTCAGCCGCACCATCACGGTCATGTACCTGCTGCCAACGAAATCTCTTGCGACCGTCTCTGGTATCTCGTCTGGGTGTATACGCAGCGTCAGGATGTAGCCAGAGCTGTCCTGCTTTAGCCCACCTTGATTGCCTCGAACTGGCTAGTCTCCATCTTTCACCCCTATCAAATCCTTGTATGTCCCGTCTGCGTACACAAACCTGACGCCGACCAGATTTTCATCCTTGTCGTAGTAGCAGGCAAACATGTTGCCATCCACCCACGGCGCCCTTGGTTGCAGGCTCAGGCTGGTCATTTGCTCTGGCACGAAGTAGTGCATTGCCCCTACATAGCTTGGGTGCGGGTTCCGCTGGTAGTCGTACAGTTTGATATCCGGCATCAGCTAATGTCCTCCACTCTCAACACGTACCGCCCCTTGCTGTTCTTCGTCCAGCCCCATACCTGAATCACGCCAAGCCGGCTTCGCGCACCTTCGGCAGATACTCGCTCTCCTGAATCTTTCGTATCCGCTCTGCCACACCGGAAGATGTGCATTGCACGGCCAGCGTTTCATCCCGCTTGATTGCCAGCACATCGATGAGACCAAGAGATCCTGGCGTATCCGCGCATGTGGATTCCACTTCTCCACAATGGCGCAGGTATAACCCTGCTCCCTGAGTTCCTTCAACGCTGCGCTCGGTAGGTGACTTACTAGATGCCATTATCAGAAAGGCACATCTTGTGAATCATCAACCGGCGGTGGTGGCGGCGGGGTGGCAACGTTGCCATCAGGCTTCTTGTACGTGTTCACTTTGATACTGAACCACGCGCCGTAGTTGCCATCCTGCTGCCAGCCGTCAAGCTTGATAACAATGTCATCCTCGTCTGTCTGTTCCATCAAGCCCTTCAGGAAATGACGGTCAAGCACCAGCTCGCCGTACAGATCGGGAGACTTCGGGTGGATCTTGCGCTGGCTGTAGTTCAGCCGGCCAGAGTTGGGAACTTAGTTGCCATTTTCCCTCCGTTATTCGGCCGACGCCACAAAGATTCTTTTACTTTCTTTGCGCCAAGCATTACCAGCTCATTCCACTTGTACTCAGTAAAATTGTTCCATGCGTAACCGGGGCCAACGTAACAATCTTTGGAGTAATGAGGAACGTACAAAATTCCGTTTAGCTCCAAACAATCTGTAATAAAAGTATCCATTTTTACATCAGCCATCGAATGACTCCTTGTAGGTCTTGAATGTAGCGGTCAGCTCCCCGTAGGCTTCGGCATCCTGCTGCTCAATGACCTTGTAGATGTTGGCGTTCGTCCGCCAGATGTTCATAACGTCATCCTTGCTTGCCGCAGTGTCCAGTGCCGTAATCGTAAGTTCAACCACCACCGTGAGCCAGTCTTCAAAACTGGTGCCTGGATCGGCCGAGACTTTGAGCTGCCACTCCGCGTCTTTCCCTTCCACCTTCTTCGGCGTAACAACCGGAGGCTTGGGTGGCGTCGGGACGGCCGGCGCTGCTTTAGGAGCCGCTTGCGGCGGCGCAGTCTTCGTTGCTGCGTTGCCATCGTCGTCCTCCGGGGCAATGCCACAGGCGGCCATCAGGCTGTACCTGCGGGCATAAGACAAAGCCGAGCCAAAACCCTGGGCGTCGTTCTTGGTGGCTGGCATGAACAGAGTTGCCACCGGACAGCTGCTCGCCAGACTCGTGGATAAAGGTGGTGGATACCTTGACGCCAGTCTCGGTGCTCTTCTGTCAGCTGCATCAGGAAGATGCCGTTGTTATTCAAGGCATCGATGACCGCTTCCACGCAGGCTGACAGGTCAGCGTAGCGGCTGCGGAAGTGTGGGTTGGTACTGGTCTTCAGCGCAGGACCAAACTCCCGCTGCGCTTTGACCAGTGCCGAGGCGATTGCTTTCATTTGTTCTCCTTCGTTCTGTACTGGCGCGGTCAGGTTCTGCGAGGTGTGCCATCCATCTTGCAGACCGTACGGGGCATCAGCGTGACTTGCCGCCAAGGTTGCGCATCTTCACGCCCAGAGCCTTGGCAATAGTTACCAGCTGCTCAGGCTTGGCGTCCTCAATCTGGATGTTGATCTTCATGGCTGCACCTTAGAAGCAGTTGGTATTGCAGTTGCCTGCGTAGTCACAGCAGGTGGTGCATGTAATGTACCGGCCGTTCTGCTGGTAGGTATGGGTGGTGCAAGCTGCGTAGGACAGGCTTGCTGCGGTGATAGCCCAGATAGCGATGAGGTATTTCATAGTTCACTCTCCTTACGGTAGTTTTTCCACTGATCGCAGAACGGTGCTGCCTGACAGAAGCTCTCGCATCGTGTCCTGCCGCCCTCTCTGGTCTCAACGTAATGCGCTCCTTTCTGTTCGGCCAGGAACGCTTCGGCCTCCTGCTTGATGGCAAATACTTTCTTCGCCCGCTTGCCGCCGTCCTTGAAGACAGCGTAGGTCGTAGGCTTCTCCCACATCTCTGCCGGCGTACACTCAGGCATCTGGCCAGAGACTGCGGCGAAGTTGGCCTCGTTGTGCTGGTGCAGCCGTGTCGCGCACAAACTGCTCGCGGGTGTCCTGATCCCACAGCGGGATGTCCAGTGGTCACGATGGGTGCCTGCGGGTAGGCGTCCTTGTAGGCTGCTTCCCTGCGGCTCCAGTCCCGCACGATGCCGACAATCTTCAGGCCGGTGACAGGCACAGACTTCACGCGCTCGACCAGCCATGCGTACATGTTGAGCTGGTCTATCCAGTCGGTCTTCTCCTGCTGGACTGCCCACGCGCTGGTGACTTTGTAGTCGCTGATAATCACGCTGCCGTCAGACTGGTATTCCTGCAAGTCAATCTGGCCAGAGATGCGCCAGCCCTCGAAGGTGGTGAACAGCCGCTCCTCGACTACGTGATGGTCATCCTTGCCGTGCTGGAGGATGTTGTGGCAGGCTGATCCGAACAGGCTCCATACCTGGTCAGCGGCATCTACCTCGATCTCCTCGGCATGGCGGCGGCGTAGCTGCACCAGCTGCGGCGGGGACAGGATCTCAGTCACACTGATCTCGCTGTCGCCACGGCTGTAGGTAGGCCGCGCTGATGACGGTAACGGAATGTGGCGGGACAGTTGTGTTTGTTGGTCAACTTCAGTGTCTTTGTCCTCTATGGCACAACGCGGTAAAAATATCACCAGCAAGTTCATGGTTTCTTCAGCGTGTCTCTCTGCATGTCTCAAGTCAAATTCCCAACGACAACGCGCATCTTGTCGTATGCGGCGTGAGCTGGCGAAGCGTACGGTCGATAAGTGCCGTCCTCAGGTAATTGCTTTGCTCATGTGTTCTCCTCCTAGATCTAGATATTATCCTAGTCCTACATTTAGATCATGTCAATAGGTAGTTGCAGGCAGGAACAATGTGTTGTATCATACATCACATGTGGAAGAACTGCCACGAGCTGGGAAAAGGTGGTAGAGTTTTCACGGGTCAGTCCGTCGGTGATCACTCTCCCTTTGCTTGATCTCCTCAGCTGGCGTGGCTGACCCCTGAATTCTCGCGGTCGCTAAGAGGCGAGCGGCGCTTTGCCCCGGTCTCGGTGATGCCGGGGTCTTTTTTCAGGAGTTGCCGGAGATGGCCGATAGCACCACGGCCACGAGAAAGACGGCAGCAACGACGCCCAGCCGGGGGTGGCGAGTAACACCGGCAGCCGGGGCTCGACTTTGCCTATAGAGCCAGTGACCCGGCGCTTGCATGAAGTCTCATACTGTCTTACACTGTGCGCGTCACTGTGTCGGGCAGCGACAAGCCACCGAACCCTTGAGGTTTGGTTCTTACCCCTGAGGGAACGTGCCCTACACACGGAGAGCCAAGCCTCAAGGGTTTTTCATTTCCGGCTAGTGACCGTACCTTCCGCGATGAGCAGAGAGCCTGCATGGGCTGCCGAAGAGAGAACACCGGCTACCGAGCACCCCGGCAACGCCGCGCAGCCTGTTAGTGAGGGACTGCACAAGATTACGGAGCCAGTGGTGAGACAAATCCGTGGTCGAAGCAATCGCTACCTTCTGGGAGCCAGAGCAAGTAACGGGATACGAAAGTACCCAGCACAAGCGACCGGCAGCCAGGATCAGCAGGAATCATTGCTGGTCTGGGCAGGTGTGATACTCCAGTCGTGACCTGCGGTAGGGGAAACGGCACGGCTTATCACCCTTGGAGGACCTATGGGAGAAATGATGGGAGCGTCAAAAATTGGTATGGCCATGCTTTCCAGGTACATCAAGCACCGGCTTGGCTGCGGAGCAAAGAATGGAGTCAGCCCGTACGACTTGGCCTGCAAGGTCTTGGAGATGGATGGGAAACGTAAGCCTTTTGGCTTGAAGTCGAAAGCATGGGTGGAGCGCAACCTTGAGCACATATCTGCAATCTCGCGGCAGTACGTCAGCACAAAGCCATACCAACCACCGCCAAAACCAAAGAAGAAAGCGCCAGCAATTAGTCCCAACGTTATCTCAAATGATTTATTTTTAAAAACATATGAGTGGCGTCGTCTTCGCATGGAAGCGTTGAAAAAGTATGGGCCGAAGTGTATGTGCTGCGGCGCTACGCCTGCGACTGGTGCGGTCATGAACGTGGATCACATCAAGCCACGCAAGTTATTCCCAGAGCTGGCGTTGGAGATATCCAACCTTCAGATCCTCTGCCATGAGTGCAACCACGGCAAAGGCAACTGGGATCAGTCGGACTGGCGGTCGTGATTCTTTTTACTATTGAAGCAATACATGAGTGTTGACAGGAACAATGTGTTGACGGATACTAGATGTAGAGGTACAGTGATTCCTAGATATAGGAGTGGATATGAAAGAGGGGGAGTGGCTGCGGGAGTATGTGCAGGAATTTGCGGACAAGCTGGAGCAGTCTGTGGTGGAGCGGGAGCGCGAGCGTGCGGCCATGATCTGTCATGCCTGTCGTGACCTGCCGCCGGAGGTCATCGCGGAAAGGATTTTGGATCGTAAGTAATACCTGGCGAGGCACGGCTTGGCTCGCCAAGGCGAGGTCGGGAAAGGTGGGGGCTGGCAACAGCGGATAGGGGATTCTCAAGAGTCCTCCTTCCCCTGGCAAGCTAGTGCTGGGCACGGCAGTGTCCGGCAAGGTTCGGTCAGGTGCGGTATGGGCTGGAAACAGCGTACAGAATCTTCTACGAGGGTCTCTGTGCGATGTGAAGAAATCAAACACTGCGAGGCGAGGCTAGGCTGGGTAGAGCTTGGTCCGGCTAGGCAAGGTATGGGCTGCTGTGCAGCGTATAGCAGGTTCTCTGAGCCTGTTATGCGATGCGTAAGCATCAAGGGTTCGGCGCGGTCTGGAATGCAATGGCGGTGCAGGGACTGGTATGGCAAGGTTCTTTTAACTTAGGAGAGTGATCATGGCAAAAGCCAAACAAGTAGCAGAAGTTTCCAACGGCGGCGCAGAGTCAATCGAGTACGGCATCCCGTACACCGCGCATGTCACCATCGAAGGCAGCGCAGACTTCCTGTTCCATCGCTGGAACTGCGAGGCCGTAGAAGCAAAATCCAAAGCGGCAAAGAATTCCGCAGCCAAGAAAACAGACGACATCGAGTCCTACGTCTGGCGCAACGACGACGGCGAACTGTGCTGCCCCGGCGAGTACCTGCGGCAGTCCATCATCATGGCCGCCAAGTTCAAGCAAGACCCACGTTCACCACGCAAGTCAGCGATGGATCTGACCAAGGCGGGCGTAGTCAGCCTGACCAACTTGGCCAGCTTCGGCAAGACAGAGTGGGACTACGAAGACAAGCGCCGCGTTGTCATCCAACGTGCAGGCGTGAACCGTGTGCGTCCGGCGATGAAGGCGGGCTATCGGCTCGACTTTGACCTGATGGTTCTGACACCGGAATACATCGATCAGTTCTGGCTGCAAGACACGTTATCTATGGCCGGCAGACTGGTCGGTATCGGTGACTTCCGTCCGACGTTTGGCCGGTTCAACGTAGTGAAGTTTGATATCTCTCAAGGGTGAGGTGCGGCGATGATCAGGCAGCAGTGGACGGGCAATGCAGGGATTAGGTTCAGGTCAGGCACGGTATGGGTTTTATAGGAGAGTTTCATGCTTCAATTTAATAGGTACATTTTGCGCGGCGAAACTGATGACTTCCACATCCGGTTCATCGCGCTGGTCAACTCCATCATCCACGAGCTGCCGGGTGACATGAAGGGCAGCATGGACAAGCTGCGTGAACTAGCACACAGGTATCCGCTGAACGACCGCCTGCCAGCAGTAGCGGCCAGGTTGTTCTTCTGGGGCAAGGTTGCATGGGATGACATCAAAGACATCCTGCCGGCAGAACTTCCATCGGCCTTCTTCTACAAGCAGGAGATCGTCGGCTGTCTAGGATACGAGCGGGCATGGCGCAGGTACGGCATCAACGAGGATCAGTGGATGCTGTATCAAGGCATGGATACCTACACCCCGCACAGTTCTCAGCCCGGCGGCTTCATCTGCTACCAGCCGCGCAGCAGCGGGTTCTTCTCCGTGATCGAGAACATCATCGCCGCTGACATTGCCGCCAGCATCGAGGGATACGCAAATGGTTCTTCGATATGTCCGGCAACTGGTGGGCGTACGATGAGCCGTTCGAGGATATTTTCGGCGACATTTTCCAGTACCCAAAGAACGGCATGTTGCCCAAGATGAACTTCGATGCCATGCGCAAGATCTGGATGACGCCGACAGACACCACGGCATCCTTGCTGTCCACCATGAAGGCAACCTGGTACGCCCATATCTATCAAGCTATCGGCGCGTACGCTCCGGAGGTCAAGGGCATGGATAACTGCGGCGTAATCTTCGTGCGCGGCGGTGACAAGCTACATGACCGAGACTATTCCATCGCCCACGCAGCCTGATCAGGCGTGACCTGAAGACGATGGAACGCTTGTGCCAGACGCGGTACGTCCTGTCTGATGACAAGGAAGCAGGCGCGAGGGTAGCGGGTCTGGATGGGTATGTCATTGACCGCAGCCATCAGGTAGAGGGCGGCTATCATCATCGCCCCGGCCAGAAGACCAGCTGCATGAACATCCTCGGCAACTATCTGGCTATGGTGGAAGCCAAGATGAACATGTCCTGCCCGTCAGCCAACCTTGTCAACGCAGCGCAGTGGACGCGGAACGATGACGAGAACTGGAGCCAGGCCAACCCTGTTTACCGATACCTTTTGATTTAGGGGTTGTTATGACTGCTATCGGATTTTTTGTTTGATGACCTGCTTAGTAATTGGCTCTTTTGCATCTAATTTTATTGCTCCTAAATGGTTTGAATATTGTTTTGATGCGCTTGCCCTGATTGGTGTTGTTTTATTTGTGCTTGGCGTAGGAAAATTTCTTTGGGAAGTAATGCCATGAACTTCATCATCCACACCAAATCTTTCCTGCTCGGCATGGTGTTCGCATGGATAGCCAGCTATGCCATAGCAGCCTTGTACAAGATGATCTTCGGGAGGCCAGAATGAATGACCGCGAACTGATGCAACAAGGATATGAAGTTCCGCTAGTGGAACAGCTTGATGCTGTGCCAAGAAATGCGCGATTGTGGATTGAAAATCCAAACGGAATGGGTAGCCGCCATTTCCCAATTGGCCTTATGTGTTACAAAGCCGCAGAAGCCCTCCGCGCCCGACTCGCGCAGCCTGAACCGGAGCCGTATGGATACATAGCGCGACGCAATTGGAAAATGCCAGTGTTCATTGAAGCTGACAATGTAGAAGCGACAGGATTACCATACAACAACGCTGACTACGAGCCGGTATTTAAAGCCCCACCACAGCGCGAACGAGTGCAATTCCCGACGATGCTACGCAAGATGTGGAGTGGTGGCGAGGATGCAAGCGTGGCTGGATGAGAATGTAAACAAGGAGAATAACAATGGATAGACAGTGTTCAAGTTGCGGAGGCTTTTGTAAGAAGTCAGGGTGTGAACGTGAGAACGTAAAGCCGAAGGAATGGCAAGGGCTGACGAATGAAGAAATAGAGGACGCGTATCTGTCTGGAACTGGCTTTGTGTTAGCGCGGCAAAATAATGTGCAGCAACATTTGAGCAGATACGACAATTTTTGTTTTGCCCGTGCTATTGAAAAAACTTTGAGAAAGAAAAACAATGGATAACTTAGATGCAATATTGTCAATGCACGACCCACAACATCAATATGTAAGGCGCTTAGTTGGCTGCGGGCATGGGGTTTTGTTCAAAGATTACTGCCGTGATTGTGAATTAGTGCTGCTTGTTGCCAATTATAAAAACGCCCAAAAAACCATACAAAAAGTGCGAAACAGGTTAAAAGAAATGGGCGTTGATGATTTTCCAGAAGGGACAATCACATGAATAACCCTGTGGCATGGATACATAGGTTTATTGAAGGTGGCATTTCAATAGGCAAGAAGCCGGTAGATTTAGACAGACACCCAGATCGTTGGATGCCGGTTTATGCCGATCCAACGCCATGTCAAACCTGCGAAGCACTAGCGCGAACAGTGATGATGGATCAAACATCGCACGACACCCCACCACAGCGCGAATGGCAAGGGCTTACGGACGAGGAAATAGACGAACTATTTGATGTGATCGTCTATGACTTACCACATGCTATTCAAGTTACCCGCGCCATCGAAGCCAAGCTGAGGGAAAAAATGGAAACCTTTGAATGGTTGACGCTACTCGGTGGCGTGATGATCGGCATGGGAGTGTTGTTATTTATGTTCGCGGCAGCCGTCGCATTTTTTATAGGAGCAGCAGATGAACCTGAGTCTTGACAAGATAAGAATTGATGGCGGCACACAAAGCCGACTCAAGATAGACGAGAACGTAGTAGCGCAGTACGCCTATGACTTAGAGAATGGTGCTGAGTTCCCGCCGGTGGTGGTCTATAACGACGGCACAGATTACTGGCTGTCTGATGGCTTCCACCGCTACCTATCCCGCAAGCGTATCAACAGCCCAGGGATCAACGTAACCGTCCGTGAAGGCACATCCAGGGACGCCCTGCTCAACGGTATAGAGGCCAACAATAAACACGGCCTGCGCCCATCTAACGAAGATAAGCGGCACGGTGTACTCATCATGCTTAAAGATATCGAGTGGCAGGACATGAGCGACCGGCAGATAGCCAAGATCGCAGGCGTGAGTCACACCTACGTCAGTAACTTGCGCAGAGAACTGAAGGAAGAAAACAAGAAAAGTGTAAACGTTGCCACAAGCAAGAATCGTACCAAAGAAGAAAAGCCTGCTGATCCTGTCGCTGATTTTACCGAGGCGGAGGTTGAGCGCGAGACCATGGCGGCGGCGGTAGAGGAATTGCAAAAGCAGAATGAGGACTTGCAAGATCAGCTGGCGATTGTCATGGCTGCAAGTACGGATGATATCCAGAAGGAAAGAGCTGAGTCAGTCATCAAAGATTTACGCGCACAACTGCGGGCAGCGGAGATAGAATTAAAAGAAGTCACCATCAGCCGCGACATGTACCAGCGTGAGAACGGCGAGCTGAAGAAGCAAGTGACTTCCCTCCTGAAGAAACTCAAGAAGTACGAACAATAGGAAACGCCCAAGCCGGCGGGCGTGTGTGCCGGTAGGAGAAACTAATGCCTCTAACATTGCGGGACTACCAAGAAGAAGCTATCCAAAAACTCAGAGAAGGATTCGCGAAGGGACACAGATCACAACTGTTATATCTAGGAACTGGCGGCGGCAAGACTGAGATTGCCATCGCCATGCTGGATGCGGCCAAGAAGAAGGGCAGCAAGGCAGCGATGATCCTAGATCGTATCGTCCTGTGCGATCAGACAAGTCGGCGGCTCGACAAGTACAGCGTCGATCACGGCGTACTCCAAGCAGGTCACTGGCGGTACAAGCCATACGAGAACATCCAAGTCTGCTCTGCTCAGACATTGGAGAAGCGCGGAGACTTTCCAGGTCTTGATCTTTTGGTCGTTGACGAGTGCCATGCCCAGCGTAAGCAGACCATCGAGTTCATCAAGAACAATCCGCACGTTCGTGTGGTCGGATTGTCTGCTAGTCCGTTTACCAAAGGGCTGGCCAACACTTATTCCAACGTCGTCAGTCCCATCACCACCAAGCAGCTAGTCGAGCAGGGTTCGCTGGTTCCGCTGCGCGTGTTCATCGCCAAAGAAGTGGACATGACTGGAGCCAAGAAGGTAGCGGGCGAGTGGAGCCAGGCAGATGCGACCGAGCGCGGCCTCAAGATCACCGGCGATGTGGTCACAGAGTGGGCGAAGAAAACCCGCGAGATATTTGGTGAGCCTCGCAAGACCATCGTGTTCGCGTCCGGCGTTGCGCATGGTGCAGATCTGGCGGCCAAGTTCCAAGCACTCGGCTACAACTTTGTCAGTCTGAGCTACAAAGATGATGAGGAGTGGAAGCGCGAGGTGATCGAGGACTTTGCCAAGCCCGACAGCAAGATCATCGGCCTGATTGCCTGCGACATTCTGACCAAAGGATTTGACAACGAGCATGTCATGATCGGCGTGTCGGCGCGTCCGTTCTCCAAGTCATTCAGCAGCCATGTCCAGCAGATGGGCAGGGTCATGCGGGCAAACCAGACCAACCCTGAATCCAAACCGTTCGCTGTGTGGCTAGACCATAGTGGCAACTACCTTGCGGTTTCGCACCGACTGGGAGGAGCTGTACGACGTAGGCGTAACCAAGCTGGAGGATGGTAAAGAGAAGCCCAAGAAAGAACTGACAGAGAAGCAGAAGAAGGAAAGCAAGTGTCCTGTCTGTGCAGCGTTGTGGGTTGGTGGGTCTGATACTTGTTACAACTGCGGCCACGTTCGTGAGCGTCGGAACATGGTGCAAGAGGTTGACGGCAAGCTGGAGGAACTCAGCGGCCATGTCCCGAAGGAAAACAAGCAGCAGTTCTGGTCTGAGATGGTCTGGATGATGCGGTATCAAGGCTGGTCGAAGGGTAGGGCAAGCCATACCTATCGGGAGAAGTTCGGAGTCTGGCCGAAAGGTCTGAGCGACAACACTCCGTCCGTACCATCGGCAGAAACCAAGAAGTTTATCGACAAGAAGCTACACGCATTCCTTAAAAAGATAGGCAGAAGATAATGAATGAACTTATTTTGTACGATATAGGCGTGGCTATTCCAATTTGCGCGGTGTGTGACAAGCCAGTTGATAAAGTGGAGTCTATGTATGACCCAAACTATGACGGGAAAATATTTAGGGTGTACTGCCACGGCAAAATGGAGCAGCAGATTCTTGGGGCTTACATCATGATGGACGCTAAAGAAATAACTTTTGGCAAGGCGTTTGACTATCCAAAATTACCAAAGCAGGAGGGCGAGTGATGGACTTCATTGACATTTGCCCGCAGCCACGGCATCATCATCAACGAGCTGCCACCCATCGGCGTATGGAAACGCTACCGCACGCAAGATCACCCGCGTAAGCGCAACGGCGCGGCCAAGTACATGGGAACTCATGGGTTCGTGCAGAACCATGCGCTGTCAACCGTTGTCAGTCTGTGGAAGCCTGACTCACTCGACCGTCTGAACTCACCCGATATGCGGGCGATCATCATAGGTCAGGCGAAGGCCGAGCAGGAGCGCAAGAAGTTGCAGACCGAGGCGGTCGGCAAGGCAGTCAGGATGCTGAACGATAGCGGCCTCAGTACGCATGAGTACCTGACAGCAAAGGGATTTCCAGATGAGCAGGGAAATGTTCTTCTGATCGAAGAACAAGCCTGTCCTTCTCATTCCAATGAGGTGCGGCAAGTCGCTCGTCGGAGTGCAGCAGATATGGCCGGACGGCAACAAGAAATTCCTGTACGGCCAGCGCACAGCAGGCGCGACCTTCTCATTCGATAACAAGGGAATCAATATCGTCTGCGAGGGATACGCGACCGCGTTGTCCGTTCGTGCGGCCATGAAGCAGATGAAGCGGCGGTACAACATCCATGTGTGCTTCAGTGCTGGCAACATGGTGCGCGTGGCGGCGGGGCTGGAGCCTGGGCTGGTCATCGCTGACAATGACAAAAGCGGGACGGGACAACAGGCGCGCGCAAGAAATTGGCTGGCCTGTTTGGATGTCTGATCGGGAAACAGAGGACGCAAACGACTGCCACCGTCGGATCGGCTTGTTTCAGTTCTCACAAAGCCTGACTCATTCAATGCTCAACATCGGTGCGGGCTGGCATGACGAGCGACAATCCACCGTCTGAGAACGGCTGAACCGCCGACAGCATGGACATGATTTCCACGCCCATGCTCAAGCAGCGGTCGCCTTGCCCGCTATAGTCGGAAACTACCCTGACCTGCCCGAACTCATCTTCGATCAGGTACAGGGTGAACATGCGCAGGTGATTATTCATGCGCGCAGGATAGCAGGTCGGCTGCGGCGCGCTCGAAAGCGGAGCGTGTATCGTCAATCATCTCGGCGATGTCGCGGCCGGAATAATCCTCGACGGCTTCCCAAGCGATGATGTCATCGTGCTCCAGATATTCGTCTGACCGAAGCTGGTCTAATATTTCTTGATACGTCATATCGCAGGGCGTGTCGGAAAGCCACTGATTCAGCTCAAAAGTTTCTGCGGTTTCGCGTAGTGTGTTCATCGTCTGATCTCCTATAAGTTATCAAAAGTTTAATGTGGTAACGTTTCCACATTGCGAATTTGGCAAGACTGACTCATTCGTTTTCGGCGCGGTCGATAACTGCCAGCATTTCTAAACGCAACTGTCGGACGGCTCCAAGCTTGTATGCGGTATCGGCTTCAATATCTTCAATAAAGGGTAACAGGCGGTAAAGCATGTCGAGCATGTCCGGCGCGGCTGCCATCAGTCGGCCGATATTCAGCGGTATGTCGCGGGCTATTTCCTGATCGCCTGAGCCGATCGTACATCGGTCGTCGGCAATATCGGCAAGCCAGATTTGCTCGGCGGTCGTGGAGTAGGTCATCGTCTGATCTCCTAAAAATTCTTGGCAATTTGCTTAAAGGTGCGCAGATAATCCAGCGCGTTGCGGTAGTCGTCGCATCTGATCTTGTCGTGCAGTTCGCCGTTTGGCCGGTAGCATTTGACAGTCCAAAAATGGCGCGGGCGGTCGGCTTCGATGACGGTGTGCGCGCCATTGCGGGAAGGTTTTAATTTGAATCATCGTCTGATCTCCTATTAATTGGCGTTCCATGCTCGATGATTGGGAGGCGCGTTGATACGGCTTGCCGCGAATCCAGCTTCGGCCAATACATTTGAAAATCGCGGACGTCTTGCAGGCGCGGCAGCTCGCTTCGCGCAGCGGTCGCAAAGTTCGTAACCCTGGTCGGCGGTGGATTTCGAGTCGGGCACTAAGGCAAGCTGGCCGTTCTCGTTGGCGGTCGATGGCCGGAAGTACAAGTAAAAGCGGCTCCAGGTTTCCGAGCGTTTGCTGGCATCCTGGCGCGGTTGTGATGCCGGCCTCAGCGCAAGCGGTCACAATGTCATTAAATTTCATCCACGGTTGTCATCGTGCGGTCTCCAGTGAGGCAATCATTCGGGGCGGTGGGCTGAATACTTCGATGGCGATAACCCAGCGCGGCAATATCTCGCAGGGCGTGGGCGGTCAGCGTCTTTAGTGCCGGCGATGCGGGCGAATAGCTTGCAGCGGCTTTGCAGGCGGGATAGTAGGTCAATAATCCGTAGTTTTTATCTGTGCGAATAGTTATTTTCATTTTGATAATCCTTTACAAGTAGCATATCCATTTTGTTTGAGATATTCGCTTAGTTCTCAAAGGTTGCTTGTGTTGCAGCCTGACATAATTGTTAAAACTTTTAACTATTGGGGCTTCAATTGCGCCGATTTTTGTTGTGCGTAATTGGTCGGGCGGGCAATTTAAAATTACTGCGCCATCGCTTAATAATTTTTCGTAAAGCGGGAACCAGTCGGGAACTAATTTCATAGGAACTTCGGAAACCTGCAAACCTTCCGCAAGTTTCCAAAAATCCGTCTGTGATTTGCGGGCTTTCATGCGCTTACCTAAACCAGCGTTGCGCTACTGCGGCAGATAATTCGCGGCGGGCGGTGCGTCTGATCTCGTCGGCCGTTTTGCGGTCGTCTGGTAGGTCTGCGCGGAATCTATCCCAAAGGGCTGACGATAAAACGGCGCAAGCTGCGCGGCGGTATTCAGTCGGCCAATATTGGCCGGTGCAATAGTCACGCGATAACCTGATTCTGTTTTGACCAGGGACAAGCGGCCGGAATAACTGCTGCGGGCGGCTTCGAGTAAATCTTGGGCGGTGATACTGTCGCGCCAGCTAATAGCTGCAAGTAGTGCCTGGGCGTGGTGCAGGTCGCGGGTTATGCTGCGGCTTTCGCTGCGGTAGGCTGAAACATCCCCATAATTGCAGGAATTCCAGGCCAGGGCGTTGACGTATCCAGCGGTCGAGGGCGGCGATTATTTGGGCTTTTTCGTTTTGCATGGTGGTGGCTCCAATTAGTTTAGGTCTAGGGCTTGCTGCTGCGGGTAGCGGGCGTGGTTGGTGAAATAAAACCGGACGGTGTAACAGTCGGCGTGTAAACGGCTTATAGCGTCAACGGCGAACTGTGATTGATCGTCGGCGGTGCTTATGGTCAAGTCGGGCAGCGCGGCGAACGTCATCATGTAAGCGTCAAGTTCGGCGGCCTCATCGTCCGATAGTCCGGTGTAATCGGCATTGATAAGGGCTGGCAGCCAATGAGCGGCAAGCGTTTCTTCGTAGTAGTCGTTTAATCGGTGCATGGTCGGCCTCAGTCGATTTCAGGTTGTGTGCGGGCAAGGGCGGCGCAAAATAGGCTTGTGCCGGTGGTGAATAGTCCGCTGGCGTGGTCAATGTGGCCGAGAGTCCAGGCGGCAAGACAGATACCGGCCAGGATCAGGCAAGCGGCGCAAAGGGCGAGATTAAATAGGCGCATGGTTGGCCTCTGGAATGGTAAAAGTGGCGATAAGCCAGCAGCAATCAGGAAAGCCTCGGTTATCGTGGCGCAGGTGGGCTGGCGGCTTGTCAGTGCCGAGCGGAAAGGTGTACAGGTCGGCGTGTTTGAAGCCGAATTCCTGCATGGCTTGCACGAGTGCGCCGAATTGGCCTTTTCCAACAGCAACAGACAGTCCGAGTTCACCGCCTGCATGGTGAGCGCATTGCGCGGCCTCGATAGCGCTTGTAAACGGCAAGCGGGTATCTTGCGGAAGGTCGAAAAACGATCGGTTCATAGTATTGGCTCCAATGGTGGCCGAGCGCGGCGGCTCGGCCGGTATTAGTCAATAAAGCTCGTCGGCGTGATCTTCGAGGGCGGTTACAAGTCCGTCAAAATCTTCAGATGCGCCCAGGATTGATGCGAGCGTGAAAACGGTCTGCGTGTCGATGCCGAAATCTTCGGCCAGTGCTTCAAGGTATTCGCGGCGGTTGGTGTATCCGTTGGCGGTGTAATCGTTCATGGTCGGCCTCTTATGGTTGAAAGCGGGGAAGGTTGCGAACGAAGGTATTTTCCTGGTACAGCTCGCGGTATTCGACCGGTTGGCCAGCGGCGGTCTTTGCGGCGTGGAAAACCGCAAAATCGCAATCTTCTTCCAGGTATGCTATATCGTCGCGCTGGTAAGAGTAATTACTGATCTTGTGGGTTATGCCGAGCGAGTCCAGCTCGGCGCGGGAACTTCCAGCCAGCCATGGCCAGGGTCGGTAATAAAGCGGTATGTCATGATTTCACTCTCCAGGTTAGGCGATACAGGGGTGCATCGCATGGGCTAAAGACTAGCAGAATGCAATACATTCGCAAGTGTCGAATCATGTTTTATTGATGGTATTTATTGATTGATTTGGGCGGGTTGATTGATTTTCTGTATTTGTTCCGGTATCGTGCGGGCAAATAGGGGCGCAGCCTGGAGGGTTGCGCGGCGGCAAGTGAGCGAAGCGAACATCGGTACAAATGAATCGAAAGTCCATCAAAGCACAAGTAAAGGAAAGAGGGATAGAACAGGCAATGCGTGTTCCCAAAGGTACGCTCACACCTAAAATGCGGAAGTTCGCGGAAGCTGTAGCGTTAGGCAATACCGGCGCGGATGCTTACCGGCAAGCGTATAGCGACAAGGGAAGCGTCGATACCATCGGCAATAATGCCAGCCGGTTAAAAGCGGACGCTAGGATAAAAGCAGAGATCGATCGCATAGAACGGGCTAATCAGTTGGCTGCGTTGCATTCTGCAGCTGGCTTGCGTTCTATCGTTATTTCAACGCTTGCCGAGATAGCAACAAATCCCGATTCAAAGGATGCTGTGCGCGTCCAGGCTGTGCGCTCCATCGGGCAGCTTGTTGGCGTGGACGCGTTCAGGGAAACCAAGCGCGTCGAGCACGTCCAGGATTCGGGCGAGATCAAAGCGCAGATATTAGACCAGCTGAAACGTATGGTGCTGAACACCGGCGAAGCGGAAACAGTGGACGCGGAATCGCTGCTCAGTGAAATAGCTGGCGACGGAACCCACCGTGGGGGCACCACCCCAAATCAGAATCGGGACTCCGACTC